CGAGCCATTCCAGAAGTACAAGCCGGTGATAACATGTTAATAAGTCATCTTGCTACAACAGCGGAACAAGTTGTTAAATATTTTACATGGTCTTCTATATTATACACATGTATGTATGCTGGTTCTGTATCTGCTGATAAGCCACCTATCCACGACAAAATCACTTTACCAGCTCGTAATGCTAGTATTACACTTAATACACTTCCAAGTGGGGAAGATTCAGACGAACTAAGAGCAATCCAATATGCAAATGGTGGTACTGGTAGTGTTTTTACGGCGACTTCCATACAACCTTACAATGTAAGTAAAATCATCGATGCGATATACGAGATTAACGATAACATGAATATCCGCAATGAAACCTACAATACACTCGTGACTCAAAACATTAGTCTTAATAATACATTTGAAAACCAGGACCTCATTATTGGGGAAAAAGAAACTATGTTCAATAAACATAGATCATATGTTTTAACAATGATGAATAAAAACACCCGCATCAACAAACTGTATAATAAAAAACGGTTTTGGTTTTGGGTGTTTCTTGTTGTGTTCCTATTTTATGTATTTGGAATGGTGTCTTTATTGTACACTGGATCGTCAAATCTTTTAGGAATGAATGCACAATTAGTTGGAAATGTTATTGTGGTTCTTAACACTCTTATCGTTGTTGCTATTTTGTTATATCATGTTCTACATTATTTTTTCAAGAATAAATTCTTTTTCTAATATAAAAAGTGTCTATTATGGGTGAAAGACAACAGTTGAAAAATAAAATACATTACATGTCCAAAATGATTATTAACAATATACCAGATCAAACAGGATGGGCTTTTGCATTCAAAAGATGGAGAGGTTATATGGATAATACAGTTTTTCCAACAAGAATAGAATCAGCTTCTATTCTTGGAACTTTAGCGAACGAACAAACTGACCTTAAAAACAAGAATGGAATGATTGTTGACACTCAGAAAGAACAACTTGATGCTATTGAAAGAGTTGTCTCTGATTTTTACAATAAAGGCTATAGCTCGTTTCGTTCTTTTCAACTTAATGATTATAAAATAAATCACAAACAATTTCAGATGACACAGTTAAAATATATTTTAATTTTATTTGCAATCAGTATGACTATGTTAGGGATGTCATTACTCAATAAAATAAATCAAAATGTCGCTTCTGTAACTATTGCAATTATTGTAATATTATATAGTATATATTTATACCTTAATATTCAACAGAATAAAATGAGAAGAAAATATGAATGGGAAAAAATGTATTATAAGGGTCCCAAAAAGACAGAACATTGTAACAGTAGCTCGGAATATTCAATTTAATTGATATATGGTATGTAAGTTGGTCCGTTTTTTTTATATAAATTCACTTTGAACTCTCCTTCGTAGCCTATCACATTCACAACATCATTCGAGAAAATTTCTTCACATCCATATTCATTCCAACAATCTTTGTTATTGTGCACAATAGACAAGTTTAATGTATTATATCCATCACTGGATGTATAGTAACTCCATTTCGAACTAGCGTTATGTACCTGTCTACCATATAATGGCAATATCTTTTGATTAACCGAATCATTTAATACTCCAATGATGGTATAATTTTTAGGATAACCTCGTGTATGAATATTAATTGGTATTTTATTGACTACATGTACAGCATCGTCGTTTGTGGACGTATTTTGATTTACATCATTTAATTGTTGTTCAAGTGTTATCGCATTATTATTTATTGTTCTTTTTTTTACAAGATATTCTAAGTCGTTAATTTTACTTTTTAATAAAATCTCTTGTTGTTTCATATTCATAAAATATACTGTCATTGCAAACACAATTAGAACAATTGTGAATGATAATAAATCTAAAACCATAATTTTGTAAATATCCATTTTTTTATATTTACATATAAATAAAATCAGTATGCCAGTCATTGTTATGAATGATCAATCCGATATAAAGAATGTTTCAAATATCAGTGTTGTTGCAGACGTATTTATAATATTTATTTTAGGGTTATTTTTACTCGTGTTAATGACAACTTATACAAACAACATTCGGTTGTTTGTTTTGTCCCTTGCTGTATATTTTATAGGAATGAATATTTATATTTTACTTTACATTACTTCAATAAATGACAATAAAATAAAGAAAACTCTCAAACATCGTATATTAAACTTTATGGGAATTTATAATATATTTTTGGGTATGTTTTTGATTATATTATCTTTTATGTATTCTTCTTAATCGACTTGAACACAAAGTTTGTAGTATTAGTTGTCTACTAAAAATATATTTTGATCGTAGCCAGATATGTTTTTTTCTAACCCTTGTATATTATGTTGATCCCCTAATTCATTATAAAATAACTCAATATTAATGGGATCGAATACATTTGTCTGCATTTTTTCTAATCTACTGTCCATGTTGTTGAAATGTCTAGAAACTGCATTGGATGCATTAGGATAGGAAGGAGTTTGTTGTTGAGTCTCATTCAAATATATTGGTGGTGAAGGGGGAATAGGATGACTTTTGTAAGTGTCTTTAGTGTCTTTAGTGTCTTTAGTGTCTTTAGTGTCTTTAGTGTCTTTAGTGTCTTTATATTTGTTCGTGTTCATATTTGTTTTGGATTTTTGTGTTATTTTTTCTTTTTCATTTAGTTTTGTCCTTTGTATGTTAAATATGAACAAAACAGATAAACATATTAACAATAAGGTTAAACTTACATCATCATATAGCAATGACATTAGAGTGATAAATAAAAGACCTAACATGATTTTATTTTGATTCTTTCTTATAGTTCCATTTAAAGGTATTATACCTACTAATAGTAATAAAACAATCAAACTTATTTTTATAAGAATCATTTACTTATAAATTACAAAAAAAACATTGACAAAGAAAAAATACAATGAACAATAAAGAAGTTCAGGTAACATCTTTATCGTATAGAGGATATGGTGTCTCTTTGATTAATAACGAGTCGATGATTGACAATCTTAGAAAAGAATTGACGGTGCAATCAAACAACCAAGGATATGTTTTAAATCAAAACGCAAACAAGTTTACTGTGTATATGGAGAGCTCTAAGAAAATATACATTCCAAAACATTATGGTCTCAAACATTTTGGATTACCTCATACAAATTCGATATCAGATGGTGACGATATGAGTTCAGATGCAATATTTTGTGGAGTTATTCGTGATAACCAGATTGAACCAGTCAATTCATATCTAAAATATGCAAAAGATCCGAAACAAATGGGTGGAATATTGGAGTTACCACCTGGTTGGGGAAAAACGGTCATTGCATTGTACTTAGCAGCAACCTTGCATAAAAAAACATTAGTGGTAGTTCATAAGGATTTCTTATTGAAGCAATGGAGGGAACGTATTTCTCAATATATTCCTAAAGCCCGAATCGGTATAATCAAACAATCAATATGTGAAACTGAAAACTGTGATATTGTTATTGCTAGCCTTCAGACTTTATGTTTACGAGATTTTGATGATAAAACTTTTGGGATGGTAATTGTTGATGAGTGTCATCATATGGGTGCACAAGTATTTTCACAATCTTTTCATAAATTAAATTTTAGATATTCTTTAGGACTGTCGGCTACCGTAACTAGAACAGATGGATTAACAAAAGTGTTCAAGTGGTTTTTAGGAGATATCGTATACAAAGGAAAAAGAAACAAGGATGAACAGAAAGGTCTCTCTGTTAAAATGATAGAGTTTGAAAATCACGAAGCGAGTTATAGGGGTGAATGTTTATTGTTTAATGGTAAACCTAATGTTTCTAGAATGATAAATAAGATTTGTTCTTTTACACAACGCACAGATATGATTTGTGATAAAATTAACGAAATAATGACAAATGAACCCAATCGAAATATGTTAATCTTAAGTGATAGAAGACAACATTTGGTTGATATTCATTCAACCTTATGTGACAGAAACAGTTTTAGTACAACCTGTATGGGGTTTTATGTAGGTGGAATGAAAAACGATGATTTAAAAACAAGTGAATCCAAACGAATACTATTGGGAACGTATAACATGGTAAGTGAAGGTTTTGATCTACCTAAGTTGGACACTTTGGTAATGATATCACCGAAATCGAATGTTGAACAATCTATCGGGAGAATTCAAAGAAAATCAATGATAGATCGTGAATATACACCTTTAGTAGTTGATATTGTTGATAATTTTTCTGTATTTGGTAATCAAGCCAAAAAAAGACATTTATTTTATAAAAAAAGCGGGTTTCATATTATAGGTGGTAAACACTTTGAAAAAACAAAAGATTCTTTTAATTTAAATGGTAAATCTTTATTTATGTTGGAAAGTTAGACCAAAATAAAATATGTTAAAGTTTAATAGATTTATTCAATGTTCGCTTTAGTTCTAAAAAACTCTATACTAATGCTCCTCATTATATTTATAGTTCATTTTATGATACTTAACTATGTTAATGATATATCCACCAATTCATGTAAAAATAAGATGTCTCCTTTAAATACTTCAATATTAGATACCATTCCGGTTGAGAACACTACGCAAGTAGGAATAAAGAAAATACATAATCCCAATCCCAATCCTAATCCTAATCCCAATCCCATACCTACCATCTCTCCTGAAACAGACTTACAAGATCTATACGATTATGTATTCAACGAAAATGAGGATAAAGCAATGGGAAACAATGATCAATTAGATCAATTTTTTACCAATGAAATACTTAAAAAAAAACATGTTGATGTACCATGTATACATCAACCTGATAAAATTGGAGAAACTAAAGATTTTTGTTTAAGTGAACTTGATAATTTCATTAAAAACAATACAAAAACGCCAATAGGGCATGATAATAATGAATCTACAATAGATGGTAACCATCCTATAATTTTTGAATACAACGAATCTGATCAAGAATTGCATGGATTTGAAACATATGAGTCAAGCTTCATGAAGTTTTAAAAATTTGATTTAAGAGTTCTTACTTTGAAACATTTATATTCAAACATTGGTGGTAACTCCAATATGCAAACACAATATATTTCATTTTGCAATAAGAACGGTTTAAATATTAAATCTAATTCTGTAAAGACTCAGATTTTAAATGATTTGCAAGACAAATATGACATCAGAATTATAGATAGACACCATGAAGTTTTCAATAAAGAAAAACACTTTAATCGGCTTGAAAGAATACCACATGTGTGTTCTTTAAAATCAAACGGAAATCCATATTTAATGTTTATGACAAAGATAGATTTTGTAAACACTGTTGTTATGATTGATAAAAAGATTCAAATGGGATACTCGTTACCAAGAATGATTATAATTCGCTTATGTATCACAAACGATGCATTATTTAACAATACTCTTATAGAAGGGGAAATGATCCACGATACCAATGACGATTGGTTATTTCTAATATCGGATCTTTTAGTATATTGTGATGTGTCACTAAAAACGAGTAATGATTTATTTAAGAGAGTCAATAAGATGTATGCTTTGTTAAAGACGGATTATGAAGCCTTATCTATGGACCTATTCTCGATACAAATAAAAAAATATGTATCTTTGAATGATATACAATGGTTATATAATGACTTTTCAAAACAATTGCCTTATACAACAAGAGGAATGTATCTTAAACCTCTATATTGTAAATTTAGAGATATTCTTATAAATTATGATAACACTCTCATTAAAAAGAATGTTCGTGAAAAATATGCAACTGATACACATTTCTTAACCTCAAAAACAGAGGTCATTGAAAATATCAAACACAAATCAGTTGAAAAATATGAAATATGTAGTACATCATATGTAGATGATAAAAACATTAGAGACTTTAATATTCAGAAAACTGATATACCAGATCTATACAAGATATATGATATAAACAACGACACTTATATTGGTTTCGCTTGTGTAGACTCCCTAAAAACGAGTAAGATGTTGTCATGGGATTTTAAAGATAGCTCTTTACTTACAAAACTAAAGTTCTCATGTAAAAAAACTAAAAACACAAATTTTACGAACATATGGATACCAACTACTCGAATGATGTAATTATATTAGACACCTCTTTTATTAAATCAATATCACTATTAACATCACAATTTTCTTTATTATGATAGTGAATATTCACAAAATATCGAACAGATCCTAACTCGGACATATATTCTACTTTGCATAAATTTAGATAAATTCGATTATTAATTTTAAAAGTTATTCTATGTTCACATACAGATTCATACAAATCACTGGTGCTTGGAAATGAATACAACGAGAACCCTTTTTTTTTATATATATTTACAATGGTTTGAGGTAGTTCCAACAATTTGTAGAATATATTGTCGTCATCAATTGATACAGGTATATAATTATTTACGGTCTCTTTACTTGGGAGTTTATGATTAAAGAAATCTTTAAAAACATCATAGACTTGTTCAAATACCAAATCTTTATGATATTCTTTGTAAACTGTTTTAGTGAAAAAATTAGTTAACTTTTTACATGGTTTAGTTTTTAAAAATTCAAATAATTTAATGAATTCAGTTTTAGGAAAACAAACATTATTATTGAATTTAAAAAGGATTTCAATAGAATCAATATCTAATGTCATATTTCTGAATAAATCACGCTGTTTATAGTTTTAATATGAACTCTTTTATATCAATTTTTAAAAATTGAATTTAAAAAGGATGTCAAAAATATTTATATATATGATCCTCAATGTCGAATCTTAGTTATAGATCATCGGTTATCAAATATCTTCGAGATTATGTACCTGAGCTAAACGATACTCAACATTTAGAATTGGAAAAAGGAATTTTTAATTGGACTATTTCATTTTCACAAGAAAAGAATATTGTTAAAACATGGGCTGATAAGCGTTTTGTAAACAGTTATATTAACAAAGCGAGGCATATCATCACATGTCTTGCAAATAATACTTATGCACATATGGATGATAGAAACAGTGTTTTAAATAGCATAAAAAATGGACAGATCAAATGTGAAACAATGGCATTAATGAAACCTCATGATATAATGCCTAATAAATGGAACGAATATCTTGAAAAAAAATTAAAAGCTGATAATACCATTATCAATAATCGACAGCATGCAAAAACCGATCAGTTTAAATGTTCAAAATGTAAAAAGAGAGAATGTAGTTACTTTGAATTACAGGTTAGAAGTGCAGATGAGAGTTCTACTATATTTATTACATGCTTAAACTGTGCCCATAGATGGAGAATCGGTTAAACTTATACATATTCTATCGGGAATACATTTTTCTACATGTATAACTACAAAAGCATTTATCCTGTATATAGTATCTATTCATACAATAAGATAATACTAAGGTACATGCGTGACATTTTTTTTTTGGAAAAAGACAATTGTTCTCAGGTTCATAAAAATCAGTCTCTACGTTATTTGTTACACTACTATCACTCATTTCATTAAAATTTGAAAAAAAAAACAAATTATACATTTTTAATAAAAAGATCGTGTTTAAATGAATTATGTTATAATTAAATCTTCAATGTTCCAATATTCTACAACATCATTCGGAAGAGTTCTCTTTACCATGAAAGGTATCTTTCTTGTCTCTAGTTCTTTATACACAATCTCTTTGATACCGTCACATAATTCTAATTGTTCTGAAGTTAACACACTTTTTGCACCTAGACTAAGCTGACTCAGTCGCAGTCCAATCATACTTGTTTTTTCATAAATTGAAAGAAAAGGCATGGTTTCGTTTTTATTCGGATCATGTTTTATAATGGTTTTTCCGATTATGTCAAATCTCATATTTTCTATTTTATAATTATCTTATTTTATTTATTTATCCAAAAATACTGACAAAATGTACAAAAGTATAGAAATTTAATGTTTTCATGATCATACTTTATATACATTACATCATTCTCTTCAGTTGATTTCTTTGTACATGAATTATTTGTACAATTCACATTTTTTACATGTGGAATTGTCAGATCATGAATTATATTGGGATTAATATATTGCAAATATTTACTTTGCATAGTATCACAATCATTCGACAAAATCTTTTTTGATTGCTGGCTATCTTTTATTTTTTTCTCAGAGCCACAGTTTTTACAATAATATACGAGATCTTGTACATCTTCATCATCCGTTTTTTCTTTAATGTAGTACATATTGCTACAAAACTCACAAAAATCCATATTGATTCTTATTTCTATTAAACTTTACTTATTTTTTAAAACTTTAAATTACTTAAATAAAAACAAATCAATTTTTTAAAACAACATGAATAATGAAAAACAAAGTGACGTTATAATCAATATTTTCTTTATTCATTATTCTAAACTAACAGCTCGTAAAAGTACTATGAATAAATTACAAAAAGCTTTTAATGATATTTTAAATATACATAGAAATTGGACAATCGATATTAAACAGGTCACTAAGTTTGATCCAGAAACTCTGACTACAGAATTTGTTAAAAGAATTTTTAACAATGAAGAAATAAAAGATGGTAACACATTTTACAATAAATATAAAATGAATGCACCCGGTAACCGATTTGTTTCGAATTCCTTGAAACATTTGGATGCATTTAATCATATTTCAAAATTTACACAACCAAATCATATTAATTTCATTTTCGAAGATGATGTCGTCTTCGATAATCAATTTGTTATTCTTCTTTCCGAGTTTATCGAAAGTAAAGTGTACAAAGACTATGATATGGTCTTCTTAGGAATGCCTGGTATCAAAGAAGAAACGACAACTTTAAACTCTAATGTTGACAGTATATATAAAGAGTTTTCAAAAATCGAAGTTAATGCTATAGATGAAAAAGACAAAATCATTCCATGTTGTGATTCGTATTTCATAACACAAGACTGTGCCAAAAGAATTATAGGAGATTATATTCCAATTCGGTTTCCAAATAATATTCAATTATCATATGTACTTGACAAATGTAACATTAAATGTGGTAAAACATTTCCTAATATTGTTGCAGATGGTTCAAAATTAGGTTTTTTCACAAGCAGTATAAGTTCTAACAATATCCTTTTGTTCAATAACTCATATAAATTTATTTACAAATTGTTAAACAAAACGGATCTCGAAGCATCGGATGGCGAAAATATCAAAACCCTTTTCGAACAAAATGTTTTTAAAGATAGTCCTGATTTTGTATTTTTGGAAGGACTGTTTTATATGCGAATTAAACAGTATAATAAATCTAAAGAACTTTTCGATAAAGCTATTCAAATGTATGAAGATCAACATGCACCACTTGATAATTCTTCAGCAATAATTCACAACTATATAGAACTTTGTCGACATAATCAGTAAAAAATTGATTTATATAAAATATATAACGTTTCATAAATATAATAACATTATGATTATTCCTGTAAAATGTTTTACTTGTGGAAAAGTAATTGGAGATAAGTATGAGTATTTTAAAAAAATAACTAAAGAATTGGAGAAAAACATTGATATTGATAAGATGACTATCGAAGATATAAATGTAAATGCATCTGATACTTATTTTGATTCATGTAAAAAGAGAGAACTTTTGGATAAGCTTAAACTTTTTAGAATATGTTGTAGAAGACACATGTTAGGACATGTTGATCTCATCGATATTATTTAAGATTCAATTCATTTTTAACATAACCTTTTTCCTGTTTTTTTTATCCCATCGTATTAATAAATATATATATTTAGTATGAATACTGACATTAATAACTCATATAATGATGTTATTGACATAATTGATAACAAAACTGATGATCGTTCTTATAATAGAGATTACGACTTACAAACAGAAGAAATATATCAAAAACTCATGAAAAAAGAGGAAAAGGTCCTTGATGTGTTAAATGATATTCATAAACATAAATATGAAACTACTTTACAGTTTTTTATGAATACTCCTATACATATAATTTTAAGAAAAATCATAGCCACAGGTGAAAACATTTATACTGAGCTTTACGATTCACACGATATATTGGATTTTGTTAAGGTTATAACCAAAAAGGAACGACTTATCTATACAGGAGTCATATTTGTTTTGATTGGGTTAGTACTTACAATTATATCACTCTAGTTTATGAAGCAAACAATTTGTAACGGAAAAATACCATAAAATAAAAAAATATCATAATAATAATGTTCTTGAAAAAGTGGACATCAAATTACATTCAAGAGATTCTTACAGTTGCTGTTCTTATTGTTTGTACTTATTCATCGATTTTTGTTAAACACAATCAGCTAATATATCTTGTATTATCTATTATTACAATACAGTGCGTACTCATTCTTACTAAAAGTCAAATGTTTAAAACAACAACAACAACAACAACAAAAACATCACCAATCGTTTCACAAAAAGACATAATTCATAATACAAAAGATTTACACAAATGGAATTGGTTAAAAAATGACAAACCGTTATTACAAATGTGTAAAAAAATAAATACCATACAAAAGTTCAACAAACCAATTTATCATGAAATTTGCAAAAAAGCGAACAATATTTCAAGAAAATATTACAAAGAAATATTTAAAACTGACAAAAATATTTATTCAAATTTAGACAAACATAAACAATGTATTCAATACCTAGAAGATACTGGATCGCAAATCACGGACTTATTAATGGAAACTGAATTTGGTACAACAAATAAAAAATATATGGATACATACAATATTCCAGGTATTATTACAAACTTTCAAAATATTATAAAAGAAAGGGTTAACCTATTGAAACATAAACGAGAGCTTTGTTAAACTTTTTTTTTTCTTAACATCATAATATTAAAAAAACTATGTTGAGTAATCACAACAATGACATTCTATTTTTACAAAAAGCATATGTTGGTAAGTATTTCAACAAAAAGTATGTGAATGAACTAATTCATATTTTAGAGCATGATTATATAAAATGGTTAAATACTGAAGGTAATACTTATTATATCGTAAATAAAGATGTAGATATGATTATATTTTTAATAACAAAAGAGCAATTCTTTCGTATTATTCGTTCAGCACTAATCTTAATGAATATTCATAAAGAAGAAAGACCACAAATTATCAATATTTTGAAAAATAAACATAATTTACAAAAAAAACAATTAATTACAGAAATTGAAAAATTACTACCATCATTTCTAACATATTTTGTTATATCATTGTATGCATATATTTGAATCTTATAACGCATTTGTAATTTTTTTCTTTTAAAACTGTAAAAATGTCTAATAAAGATTCTAAAAGAGGCGGTCTTTTATTACCTAATTCGTCATCGTTATTTCCAATGCTAAGAGCACAAACTAAAACAGTCTCCTTACCAACGCATTCCAGCAATTCAAATCCATATACTTCATCAGAGATAGATTTTGCAAGCAACATAAATAACGGTACTAATAAACTAGTATACCATAGACTTTACGATCCACCAACAGTTGGTGGTGGTTGTAAAAACAATTATTCTACAAAGCCCAAAACTAACAAACCAACTAAAAACCCCACTAAAAAACCCACTAAAAACCCCACTAAAAAACCCACTAAAAAACCCACTAAAAAACCCATCACCCAAAAAAATGTAATTTAATTTATTACGCTAAGTTAAAAAATGAATGTCCAGTTAGATTGGAAAATTATTGATTCATACTTTTCATCGAATATTAATACCAAATATATTTCACAACATCATATAAGTTCATACAATACTTTTACATCCACGAAACTTCCTTATATAATTAAAACTTTAAATCCATATGTCATTTTCAAAAACGATGAAAATGGTGTTAAATACACAATAAATGTTTACATTGGTGGTAGAGATGGTAATTCTATAAAGCAAACAAAACCATGTAATACCGATCATGTAAATAACAAGAACAATGTAATGTTACCTAATAATGCTAGACTAAAAGATTATTCCTATGCATCAAATTTATTAGTTGACATTGTAATTGATTACATAACACATAATAATGATGGTACACAAAGTTTACTAACATATGAACAGAAAGATTTACAAATTGGAAATATACCTGTAATGTTACATTCTGATTTATGTATATTAAAAAATATGAAAAGTCATGAAATGATTCAAATTGGCGAATGTCCGTATGATCAGGGAGGATACTTCATAATAGATGGTAAGGAAAAAGTGATCGTATCACAAGAGCGTGTATCAACTAATAAACTTTTTTTACAATCTCCTCAAGATAATGTTAGTAGCGAAACAATAGAAGACGATTTTAGTCATACAGGGATCATTCGGTGCACTTCTAAAGAAAATTCACTATTTCCAAAAACAATTAAATTTATGATATATCACAGTAAAGCATTATATGGAACTCGATTTAATGCTATTTGTATGAATGTCCCTAATATTTTTAAAGAACAAATCCCTATTTTTATTATTTTTAGAGCATTAGGTATCGAAAGTGATAAAGAAATTATAAGATATATTTTCCTAAAAGATGAAAACATAGAACCAAGATATATTAATTTTATTCGAAAATCTGTTCATGAAGGATCCATCGTAACTACACAACAAGAAGCACTGCAATATCTAGCAGGATATTGTAAATATAATGAAATTAATTTTGTTAAACACGTTCTTAAAACTGATGTATTTCCAAATGTAGGTCATAGCTTCAAAAACAAAGCAGTGTATCTTGGATATCTTGTTAACAAAATGATACTTTTCGCATTAAACGAATTATCTGATACCAATCGAGATAGTTATTTATATAAACGAGTTGATGTCAGTGGAATTCTCATGGGTAATGCATTTCGTGATGCATACAATCAATTCAGGAATCATGTTAAAAATAGAATTGATAGAGAATTCATTTATGGAAGTTGGAAAGATATGAACGAATTTAACACTATCATTACAAACTCTAAAGACTCCATCTTTGATAAAGAAATTATAACCTCTTTTATTAAAAAAAGCTTCAAAGGAAAATGGGGCATACGGGAATCAGAAGGAATCGTTCAAGATCTTAACAGACTCTCATTTATGGGATATATTTCTCATATTAGACGCGTAAATACACCCATGGACAGAAGTCTCAAATTAGTTACACCTCATCGACTCGACGCTTCACATTGGGGTTTTATGTGTCCGATTGAATCTCCAGATGGCGAAAATATTGGTTTGTTAAAACATATCGCAACATCTTGTCAAATTTCCGAAGAAGTTGACGATGAAGACTCAATAATTTCATTGTTAAAAACACATAATGTAACACTTGTACAAGATTTAATTCCCATTGAACTGTATGGTTTGACCAAAGTAATTCTTAATAATAACTGGATCGGTGTACATACTGATGCAAAGCAACTATTGGATATTTTTAAAGCGCTTAAACAATCAGGTCAAATTTCGTCACATTCATCAATTTCGTGGAATATTTTAGAAAACGAAATTGAATTATTTACTGATGCAGGTAGATGCGTACGACCACTCTATATTGCAACAGATGATATGCAAAAAAAAGCTTATGATATTGTTATCAATTTGAAAAAAACAGATCGATCTTCTGATATATGGAGTGCACTTATATCACATCCAAAATCGTCACTCAATAAAAGTACACGAACGACTGAAGTATCTCTTTCTCCTATTGAATTCGTAGATTGTGTTGAAATGAGTCGATCACATATTGCTATGAACCGTAATGATATAATAATTAACAAACCAAATAAGTACAATCATATAGAGATTCACCCATCTCTATGTCTTAGTTTAAACACTAATATTATTCCTCTTGCTCATCATAATCAATCTATCAGAAATGTTTTCTCCAATCAACAAGGTAAACAGGCCGTTGGTGTTTATGCTACAAATTTCAATCACAGAATAGATACTGCTAGTTATATGTTACATTACCCGCAAAAAGCGTTATTAACAACAAAATACGGCAAATATGCACATGTTGATAAAATGCCCAATGGTGAAAACATCATTATTGCTATTGCTACTTATACAGGTTATAATCAAGAAGATAGTGTAATTATAAACAAAAATTCTATGGCACGTGGTATGTTTAACAGTTCAATCTATAAATCACATATAGAATCTGAAGAATCAAATGAAATGAACGGCGAATATATCAACTTTGCAAATCCATTAAACTTGATGAAGAAAGGTGGTAATATCGATGTAAAATACGCAAAATGGGATAAAATAGATGAGAATGGTATACCTATCTTGAATAGATATATCACTGAAGACGATGCGTATGTCGGTAAAATAAAATCAACAATTATATCCAATGATACAGATGAAACAACCGAAAGAATTCGTAATTCAAATGGTACTGTATCAGCAGATACATCAACTGTATCTTATCAAGATAAATCAAGCATTGCTGGTTTTACAGATGGTGGTATGATTGACAATAGAATTATTTATAAAAAAAATGATGCAAAAAAAATAAAGATTAGATTTAGAAAATCTCGAGAACCTGTGTTAGGTGACAAGTTTGCTAGTAGACATGGTCAAAAAGGTGTAGTAGGAATGATAATCCCACAGGAAGATATGCCTTTTACAAAAGATGGAATCGTTCCTGATATGATCATTAATCCCCATGCTTTTCCCAGTAGAATGACCATCGCACATCTTTTCGAATCAGTATTGGCAAAATACTCATGTGTTCATGGTGACATTATAGATGGTACTACATTTGAAAATATCGATACTTCGTCTTATTTCGAATTTATGGGTAAAGAAGGGTATCATAAACATGGTGATGAAATTTTGTATAACGGATACACTGGTGAACAAATCAATACACATATTTTCTTTGGCCCTACTTATTATACCAGATTGAAACATATGGTGAATGAAAAAATGAACTATAGAGGAGGAGCCGATTCCGCTTCTGCACCCATAACAGGTATGACCAGACAACCTACACACGGAAGAGCTAATAAAGGTGGTCTACGTATTGGTGAAATGGAAACCAACGCATTACTAGCTCATGGAATAGGGTCCTTCATCAAAGAATCTATGATGGAAAGATCTGATAAATATAAATTTGCAATCGATAAAACTAATGGTATCATTGGTATTCCACACAAAGATGGCTACAGATCACCCTTTGATCCAAATGTTACAGAATTCACTAATGTTGAAACACCTTACGCATTCAAACTGCTCATACAAGAATTAGCTGCTATCGCAATTAAACCAAGTTTATTAACAGATTGTACACAGCAGGATGAAGAAAAAAACGACATCTCAGAAGACGCTCTGTTCTCAGATACGAACTCGGAAGACGATAATGATATAGACAACAATATTTAATTATAACACATACAAACTCATTTCATACAACTTTATGATAATAATAATAAAAATAAAATAACATCTAATAACCCTTCATTTATATCGTAATAATATATATCATATTATAGAGTTTACTGAATAGTACACCTTTTTTATCTTCTTTTGCTTTATATAATCGGCGCAAATTTTACAAGGATGTGAATACTTAAAATTCGAAAAAGGTCCGATCCTTACTACGTACATATCACACTTACTGAGATCCTTGTTCTTTACTTTTTTTATTGTCGATATTTCCGCATGAACACTAAAGCCGCATGCATAATGCTCTGTACTACATTCATCTTGAAAGTGAATCGGTGTTACATACGATGATAAATCAGTCTTGTATTGGACATTGTTATTTATTTTAAAATTATAACCACAACTTATAATCTCGTTTTTATACACAATTACACATCCATGTTTCTGTGTTAGAATCGATTTAGACGCTAAATATGCACATTTCTTTAAAAACTTTGCTTGGTTTATATCACATGTCTTTGATATGTCAACATCTTTTAAGTCGTAATTTGACCGATTTCGTGCCATTTTTTATATTATATTCATACCAAAGGTGTATTGTGTTATAAAATTAATTATTTCATAAACTAGTTTTTTTTTTCAATTTTTTATAACCCCTGAAAAAAACCCAACAATATTGCTACAAGTAGAGCTTTAACGTAAGGAATCCCAACAGAATATCTCGTATCGCCTAGTTTTATCAATATCAAATCGTTTACATATTCAGAATAGGCAATTAACACGATAATAAATATGATCAATATACTAGTGATATTTATTCTTTTTAAGTGACGAAATACACTATACAAACTATCTTTATTGATCATAGAACAACTCTCTGTTGGGGTTGTCTGACCTGTTTGATTACTATTTTCATTTGTAATTGTTTTTATGTTATTATCATTCAATGGTGTTGTAGTATTTACGGTAGTTTTGTTTTCCAAATCTTGTTTGAGAGACTCGATCTGCTGTTGCAAAGATAATATATTCTTATTTGTAAGTGTCTCTTGTTGTAACACCTCCTCTATATTTATATCATCATCGTCGTCATCATTCACGATTGGTTTACTGTTTTTTGACATATCGTTTGATTTATTTACTACATGTGAATGATTTTTGGGCAGTTGTGACAATGGCGTAGACTTTGACATATTTACAATACATTTAAGAAAATTTGATACATTATAAAAACGAGACTCTTAACATTTAGTTGCATACGGTGTATACTTATAACATTCTTCATTTATTCGGTACACATTTTTGTTCACCTCCTTTATGGGTGGACCTTTGATAATTACACATCTACCATTTTTACAAATCTTTTTGAAAAATGAAGCCATGCCTAACCCAATAATAACTGAAATAATTATCGAACCGTATTCCGTATCCATTATATGTGTTAACATAGTGTTAATGTTTTTTTGAATATAGTAAAGAATATAATTATATTTGTAGTTTTACAATTACACTAATGTATAATTTCATATTTTATCTTATTTTTTTAGTGTTTGAAAATTCTCCATTACAGGTTGATCTAATATGTTTGACTTAGAAACATTACAATTTACTGACTCATGTTTGTATTTATAACAATTATCATCTCCATCTCTGTATACCAATTTTTCAGTATTTAATGGAGATGGGAATTTATGAACGACAGAGGGAGGTGGAGTAATAATATATATATATCCAATACCAATACAAAACGATATGACCAAATAAAACAGATTCAGCTTTTCAAACATTTTATATACTACATATTTTTTATTCCATTAACTTGTTGCATAATTGAGCTTTAGATAGTTTCTTGTAATTACTTCCCGCTTTTGACTGCATAGATACATCTTTACTTATCATTTCGATTATATCCTCTCGACTCATATAGTACACTTTTGATCTTTTGCTACTTTCACATTCACTTTTGTTTGTAAATGGAAACCTGAACGTGTTTACATCACTTATTACTTCACTTTTAGTTTCGGTTACATTTTCATCATTTTCTGTTTTGTTAGAAGTGTTAGGTGATTCTAAGGTACCTATTATCTTTTTACACAAAGATTTTTTGGATAAATTCTTATATACATTTCCCAACTTGCGTTGAAGATTTTCATCCTCATTTACAATTTGGATTATCTGATCTCGACTCATGTAGTAATCCTTACTTCGTTTACTATCATTACATTCTTCAAGAGTATTAAACAAAAACTTTTTCATTTTCTTTTTATATGTAGGCGATTCAAACGCTTTGGTCGCAGTTTTTTTTAATATTTTCTTCGCCTTTTTATGAATTTTGTCTTCGTTGAGATCTTTTTTGTTGTTTTTTGAAGATGAAGGTGATGACGGTGGTGTACCATTTACAATATTATCGGACATCCCGATGTTAGGTAATTTCATAACGATCTCTGTAATACTGTTCATTTGATTTTCTAAATTTGTTCTTTCCTTCATTATATTGATTATGTTCTCATTGTGATCCAATTTGACATACTCTTGTATTAAATTTTCATATCTGATAGAATCTGATACATTGTTACGTAATTCGTCTAAACTGGACCCAAGAGAATCTTTCTCCATCTGAACTATTATGTTATTTTTCTCTATTTTCTTTTTTACTTCCTCTTTATGAAGCAAATAACACATCTTTATAGTATCACGTAATGCATATAATTTGTTAATTTTTTCTGTTAACTTCTCCAATGTACTTATCACACTATTTTGACTTAAAGAGTTTCCTAAATCATATAAACATTGTTTTTTTAACTTGTTGTAACTATACCATGTATTTACAATATCAGAAGTAACCTGTTCCATTAACAAATCGACCTTTTGATATATTGGTTTCTGTATTTTTACATTGGATTGTTTAAAACGAGCATAAATGGAATCCGCAGTGTTGTCTATTTCGTAATCTTCCTTTGCTATTTTCTTCTTTTTGTTAATTACAATATTATTTAACCTAATATACTCCTCATACATTTTAGTATATTTATCTATTATGTCGCTATTGTAATATTTTGTATTAGTTTTATAAAGCTCTTCGGCATCTATCATTTTCTATTATTTTACTATCATTTTTTTTTAGTTGAATATCATATCTATCAAACAAAAAATATAAAATGATAAGATTGATGAAACTGTTGTAAATACACCAAGTGAAAATATTGTATCTATCTTTGAACAACCAAATGATTTTACGGTATCATTGTTTTTAAACATTATACTTGGTTTACTCACATATACCAATATCATAAGTAATAGAAAAAAGGTTACACTATACAATATTCTTCCATTTACTCTTATCATCGAAGCTTCTTTATGATTATATATTAATATATATTTAATTTCTGTCAATAAAACAAACCATAATGAATTTATTACAACTCTTTTCTATTTTAGGTATTATATTCGGTGTTTCTATTTTAATTTGGTTTTTTACTTACACACATTCAAAAAGAAATATTGAAGCTTTTAACACTGTTGAAATAAATGTGGATATACCCTCTAATATCGGTTATACACCGTCACAATTTCAATTAGAATGTACACATGCTATAATTAAACCTACAGATTGTAAATTTACCAATATAATTAATTTCATGAAACATGTAGACACTTTTAATTTTGTCGGAGTAACTCCTTTTCCTACACACTTCTATGTTATTACAACAAATCATAGCACTATAACAATGGTTAAAGAAATACCGGAAAATAGCGTTATATATTATACAGATGAAACATCATTGTGTTTTATTCAACATCTCATGATCAAAGTTTACAAAAAAACACTAGAATCCTTCTCGTTTAAACAGATTTCTGAAAATATTGGTAATTATATTAATAACCATTGTAATTCATATGATATTAACAATAATATGTTCATCGATTTTTACACAAATCCTGATTCACATAAAAGCTTTTTTGTTTATGGTCTTAATTCACATTTTGATGAAAAATTATCCGATTACTACAATAACTACTTTGGTAATGGCAATCGAACTAAATATTTATTACTAACTGATAATGATCCCTACAAATTAAGCCTAATACAACATTCTTTTTTTAAAGCAAATAAAGATAATAATGAAATGATCAATCCCTATAGAATATCTATGGATGATATCATATATACAGACAAGAATATAGAAGAGGTTGACATAAATAAACTCATCGAAAATAATTATATTGACTTTAATCGCAGTCAAGTTTATATGGATGTATATAATTGTAATATCCCTGATGAGGTGGAAGCCAATATGCAAGCTTCGTCTCACGATGTTCGTATTATTGAACAAAACAAATATGAATTGAAAAAATATAGAAACAGCTGCGATAGTAGGTTTCCTAATAATGAAAACATGAATACAAATAAAACATATCTAAATTTACGATGTATAAATGGTAATAATATGTTTGTAGATATTATGTTCCCTTTTGCATTCGATTATGATATTAAATTGTCAGATTTGGATTTTAATAAATTAACAATATTTGGTGATACCTTCGATGGACAGATCCCAATTCATCCAATTAATAATAATAACAGATTTATCAATCGATATAAAGTTAATGTGAATCCTCATCATCATACTGTTGAATCTTTCATAGATGATATATATTACAATTCGGATATAATGAAAAACGAAAATAACAATGAAACATATACTGTTTTCACAAACTCAATTCCATTGGAATTTGATGAAACAAAATACAAAGTAGAGTGGATTCAAAACTTTAACACTATAACTTACTTTATAACTTCCGTTGATTATGAAGACGTGTACGCACAGTATACCCTTTCAGATAATACAAAAAAAATAGTCAGTCTTTTCGAAGGGGATCGTGTGTTCCTTAAACCGGAATATATTACAGATAGCAAATTAAGTATTTTTATAAGCAACAATATGCAATTAAACAATAAAAACTTTTATCACGGTACAGTTGTCAAAGGAACAAGCCTCAAATATAATAAAGAACAATATCAAAAACTTGTTATTAAAATGGTGGATATAAGAAAAAATCATGATATAAAAGGAGCCTGTTTCGACGAAAACTGGGAATCAAATAGCGACGAAATGACAGCGATACAAACAGAACAGGAATGCGAGTCAAACGACGAACGCAATTTAACATGGGATATTCCTTGCAAATTTAATTACGAATGTCCTTTCTATCAAAAAAATAAAAATTATGATAATCATCGAGGTGGATGTTTAAACAATGGATCTTGTGATATGCCTGTGGGGATTAGACACAGATCTTTCAAAAAATATGACGAATCTAAGTCTGAAGAAAACCATCCATTATGTTACAATTGTCCACCTAATACACTGGATTCAAAATGTTGCGCGGAACAAGAGTTAAGTGCTAACAATGATAAAAATTCACAATTTAAATCTAGTGATTACATGTTTATCGCAGATTATTCGGACAGAAAAAAACTTCTGTTCACATCTGACTCTTCGTGCAACAAAAATTCTCTAATGGTAAATAAATACTTGTAAAAATAAATCATGAAAAATGTTGTCATCATTTCAACATGTTTCATTGTGTTTTTATTCACATGTCTTACTGTTATTACCATTGTTATATGGCCTAAACCAGAATTTGTAGGTTGTTATCTTAAAAAACCGGATGTTTTTAAAGAACATTTTCAGTCAAATATTTGTTCAAAAACTAAAAATAAGATTGATTCTTTTCAAAATAATATATTTTGGGAAAATAAAAACACAGACTCAAATACTAACGAAAGTTCGAATAACGAAATAAAAAAACTCTTTCAAAAGTATCTTGTAACACCGAAATTAAATATGAAATCACTCACCATTAATAACGAGTGGAAAATATCTAATTTATTTTCATTTCACATGAAGAATATGATCAACAATTGGTTATTACAAAAAACAGATCTTAAAGGTTTTAAATGTCTGTCAGTAATTCCAAAATCAGTTTATCAAAATGTATCTAGAGAACCGAATGTGAATGTATCCTTTGAAGTCGAAACCATTATACATAGAGTATCAAAAAATATTGGTAAACATCTAATTATCAAAGGTGAAATACTTCAAAACGAATTACATATCAATTCTGTTAATATAGTCGGTTCAATTTTCAATGATAACTTATATTTTAATGGATTTAATAGCGATTTTAACAGTGTACACTCTCCTTATTTATCCGTATATGACTATTATGATTTTTAATTCGCATCATCATCATCGTTTTCCCCAGAATAATGTTCATATTCTGGATTATATCCATTCGTGTTTTCATAATCAGCATATAGATTTATATTCGTTGAAAATACATCAGTAAAATCAGATAGATCCATTTTACCAGACAACCCATTCTCTTCTAAGTTGATGTACAATAATCGTTCTGCATCACTCATTTTATCTTTTATATCAAACTTTTTCTGTTTGTCAATTTCACGCATTTGTTCTACATCGCTTTTATACACATTTGGTGTATCAATATCACGAAGCATACACGGTAGTTCCATTAATGATTGTAATATTAATCTACATAACATACGAACCTTGTTTTGTCCATTTTGTAAATTGTAAATGTATTCATACGTATCAGTTTCGGTTACATTATCTGGTACAATAGCATTTAATATGTTTTCCATAAATGAAACAATTATATACAACAAAAGCTTATCATTGTTGTTCTTTTCGTTGTTTACCTGTAATAAATAAACTGATTTTGGTGTCGGTATATTTTGTATTTGTTTTAATATCGTATTGTTTAAATTAATGTCTTCCACCAACGACACATGTTCCGCATTTTCTTTTTTATTACCGATTTCTTCCAGAAATAACTTGTCTTTTGGATTTTGTCTTAAATATTTCTTCAACAACGAAGATTTTACAAAATTCTGAATAAATGATTCTTCATTAAGATTATTTATTACTTTACTATGAGGGATGAACATTCTAGTTTCTATAAACTTTACAAGAGTATCTACAAACAAATACAAAGTACCACTATCAGTATCAGTATAATCTTGTAATATGTAAATATCGTATATTTTTTTAAAAATGTTGTCGAGTTCTTTCTTTTTTTCAGGCAACATAATTTGAAGCAGTTTTCTCAATTCGTTTAAATGATCTTCAACATAAAGCACAAAATTTGTCCAGGCGTTTTCTGTAAATTTTTGATTTACAAGTTTTTGTAATTCTACACAATATTTGCTATTATTTTTTCTTATGAATGTTTTGATACTTTCATTTAATGTGTATGAGATATTTTCATGTATTCTTTCAACTTTCTGTTTATCAGAAATAACAATAACATTTTCTTCAAATTTACTAGGATATGAATTACGAGTTATAACTAATTGCAATGGGTTCGTATTATCTGGTAGTTTGAATGTTACATTTGGTATTAGATTTTCAGATATTTTATGAATATTACAATCTAGTTTATTCATTTTGTTATTGGGTAAAAATTTTGAGATGGATGAAGAGTAATAATTCAATATTTGATCGGAATGGTCATTATCGTTAGATTCCATAAATTTTTCAAACGAGAGCTTTTCTTTCGACAATGTTTTACGCAACTCTGGTTTAAATTTTAAAATATGGTTAACCACACTGACTATCTTTTGCTTATTACGATCCTGATCACTTAATAAAGTATTGCTTTTGTACACAGTCTTTATCAAACATGCTAAATAACCGATCGTAGATTTGTTATTCGTTTTATCAAATGATGTTAACGGATAACCTTGTAAGGCAAAAAACTCCCTACATTTAGAATGTATTTTATATAACTCTATCTTACGACGGTTGATATTGATAAATATTAACATAAAAGATATCACTATAATAATTTTGGTGTATTCCAAATACATCAACTTATCCTTTTCACTTTTAAACATTTTAGAAAAGTCTTTTAGTTTTGGATTATTTTTTAAGACGGCTCTCTTCTTCTCTTCTAACAATAAACCTCCTATATAATGACTGTTTTTTTCAATATAGTCCTGCTCCTGTTTCGTAATTTTAATCATACCAAAATGATGTGAAATCTCAGATATATACATATTAATGGTTTTGAAATTAGAGTTGTTATTATTTTTATCTTCCTTTATGTCGTCTTTTTGATAAGTCCCAATTGACTCAAAATTTAATACTCTACTGTTTTCCAGATTACCAAAAGATTCCTCGAGAGTGGTCTCTTGTAAATTGCCAGAAAATTCTTCATTTAAAACTTTGTTAACATCTTTCAGAAAGGAAACATTTTTATATGATTGTGGTTTCAAATTTATTTTGTAAAAGTTCCATACATTTGTTGCAAATAAATTCATACTTTCTTCATTAATTGGTTGTGAATTTAACGATGTTCGCATCCAGGTAAGGGTAGACTCTAGTTGTTTTTGTTTTTTATTAAGCATCAGTTGTTTTTTCACTTGAAGCAAATCTTTGACTTGACTATAAAAATACTTCTCTGTAACTTGTGTATCCACACTATTTACAATACTTTTTAATTCGGATTCATACAAATTAATTTTTTTTATTAAATCATTTTTAGTCTCTTTGGAATTCGTAAATTTGGTTACCAAACCATGTTTTATAAAAGCCATAAAATGTGCCATTCCATTGTCAATGTTTCTATGTAACAAATGAATTCGATGTAATTCTGAATCTAAATGTTTAGTTTGGTTTTTTAACTCCCTGTAATATGATGCATCCATATATTTAAATTGTAAATTAGATGCACTTGAAAGACGATAGTTCTTGTAAGGTATTTTTATGAATCTGGATGCATTCAAATCTATCTCTTTATGTCTTGATATATTACTCTTCAAAATATCTAACACTTTCGATTGTAAAACTGGACCCGTGTCCCGTTCATAGTTATAATCATAATACTCTTTCGTAAATTCAGAAATTTCACTCAAGTTATAAAGGTCACGCATTTCGGTTCTTTGTAAATAAAAAAACTCATCGATGTTTGGTATTATTAGGTCCGATAACATCTGGAACCTGTCGTTGGTATTCCATTTATCTTTACTTGTGTCAAATATACATAAAATATCCTTTTCGAATATGTAGCGCTTCTCAAATTGTATATTGTTTTTCTTATTCAAAGAAAACCAGTTATCTTTTAGTTGTTTTAAATTGGTGTTAAAATACACTGTAGATTTGAATTTTCCTTTGTATAAAACAGGTTTGTCTACATTTATAGTTATAATTCCGTTTTCTGTTTCAGAAACTCTACCATTTACTTGTTTGGACTCTGAATACAAACAGAAATGTAAGGTAACAGTGTCTCCTACTTTAAGATTTAATATTTTATCAAAATACCGATCCACATTAACAATATGAAATGAATTAGGAGAAAACTTTGTATGACGCTTATTTCTACACGAAATAAAAAAACCTGTTATGTTTATATTCTTAGATATTGGTTTGTAAATTTCAAGATAATTTTCTGTTTTAATCGTATTTATTTGATTCAAAGATACATCCTTAATCCTTTTAAGAATTTGCGTATTCTTTAAATTGTGAATCTCTTCAGTCTCTGCATAATCAAATCGATAACACAGAGTATCTTTGTCTATAGTATTCTTTAAAAATTCATCATATCTATCCGGACAAACTCGAACGATCTCTCTATCTCGTAGTTCAAAAGAAGGTTTTGAATTTAGAGGATATAGAAACTGAACTATCTCAAGATAATCAGAGGCGAACTTTTTATAATCGTTTTTTAACAATTGCTTGAAATCTTCGAAATACTCTGTTCTATTCTTATAAAAATATTCACTAGATTTATCCGTCATATTATTCACAAGGCTTTCTGTGGAAAATTCTTTTTTTGCATTTACTACTGGAATTAACGAATTAAACATCGTAATCATCATATTGCTCTGATTAGAAGGATCCTCATTTAATAATTTAATAAAGTTTTGATTCTGAGTGGAGTTAAGAGGTGTTTTGTAAAAATCGTAAAGAGTATTTATTTCATGAGATGCTTGTTCGATAGAATAAGAAAATGGAGCGTTCTTATCCACACGAACTAATGTTATTTCATTCAAATCCGAAATCTCCTCAAATATAATTTCATCCTCCGCAATCATCGTCTCATAATAGTCTTGCTGTGTAGATGGTGTATCTTCTCTGACCGTCTCTATCATCTGAACAATAACAGGTTGTTGATTTAAAGGAATGATCTCTTTTTCTGTTTTTTTTTCACTTGCATTATCATCATCATTATCATCATCAGGTGATCCTTTATTATCATCATCATCATCATCAGGTGATCCTTCATTTTTTTCTGATGCTGTTGATGCCTTTGTTGATATTGATGCTGTTGATGCTGATATATGATCGACATATTCACGTCTTTTTGTCTTTCTATATGCTCTAATTATCTTATCAATCATACTTTTATCATCTTCAGTACTTAAAATATATGTGTATTTGTTATTCTTTTTAATTGCTATAGGTTCGAAATGAGTATCTTCTATATTAGAAATCAATATTGTATCACGATCAGGCATATAATCTGTAACTCTAGGATAAAACTCACCATCTTTCAAAATCACAATGTTGACCAACTTTAATAATTCTAAAAAAATTATGAAGCTTTCTTCAAGATATTCTGATGGGTCCTCTAATTTTGTGTGTATATATGTTTCGATATCCGGATATTCATCATGATCCAAAGTATCATACACATTTTTGAAAAAATCTTTTATACGTTTTCTGTATTTAGCATTTGACGATAAAGATTTTACAATTACCTTGACAAGTTCTTTTCTGTACCTCAATCCCTCCATATGTTTGTTTGAAACTGATAATTTACGATATTTAGATTCCATTAAATACAAAAAACTGTGAATTAAACACGTTCCGTCCCCATGAACACCAATTTTATATAAGTTTTTTAGATACTTGTTTTCATAAACCTTTTCTGTATCGACATCTAATATTGTCATTTTTGAATGTTTATCTTTATTACCATTAGTTTCGTTAACATTTGACATTTTAATGTAATACAATATAAATTTTATAGTTTTCACATTACATGAGCGATTTCTATTTTGATGTGAAAGTAATTACTTGTAATAAATTGAATTGATAAATAACATAAGTTCATGAAATAACACAATTTTATTATTTTAATAAACTTTAATTTAAAATAAAAAAAATAAAAAAATAAAATTACCTATCATGGTAAATTGTAATCATTTACATAAAAAGTATCGCATCCATCCATTTATTTTGAAACAAATGTGTTCCATTCATTATTTAATGAAAACAGTTCAGCTTTGATAGAAGTGAAACTTTTGATTAAGAATTCATTGAGCTGTCTTTTGGATATTTCATTGTCAAATTTAAGTTTGAGTAAAAACATCTCCTCCAACGGATGTGGTACACAATATCCAGCGTACGATACATCATATTGATCCTTTAATTCTTTATCACGGACGTAGTGATTCATTATAAAAGATTGCACTAAGTTCCCAATGGTATGTGTAAATCCTCTGAACATGACAGTGTAAAAGTTGGGCATATCGCTTATAGTACTTACCTCTACAATTGATGAATCGTCACCTTTTGCGAATTCTACTATAAGATTTTCAATATGTGTAATGATAACATTACAGCCTATATCAAATACTTCATACGGTGACATTTCTGATTCAACTTCTAATGAAAAGGTTACTTGATCAGGTTCTCCATATTTATTTTTCAAAAAATATTTGTATTTATCTAATGTGTCAAATTCTTTTTCGAATTCTTTTACATTACTATTAGACAAACCTTTTGTTTTTTCTTTCAATGCTTTTGTAATAGCAGAATTGTCCAAAGTGTTGAAATAAGAGCACTGACTGATACTATTCCAACATATACAGTTTTTTGCAGTTCCTTTTCGAGCAATACATGTCAATTTGATTTCAGTTCCTTTTTCAAGGCTTTCAAAATTAGGTTTGAGTTTAGTCAATAAAATATGATCTTTAGTTATGTCATCTTTTGGAAAAATACGATTTATAAAAGATTCTGGCATTTTCTCATTCGTTTTATTATTTAAAATTACGAAATCTTCTGTTGTAACATTCATAATTTGACCAGTTTTATTCTTCTTATTTAAAATGAAAGTGTAATCTGAATCTTTCCAGTTTTCTATTTCATTTTTTGTGAAATGTAATGGAACAAGACTAAGTCTATGTGCCAAAAATTCGTTATGAAGTGGACTATCATTTACTTCAATATTAATATCATTTTCTACGAAGTGGTCTTTTAGTTTAAAATAAAAGCCAACTGAAGGAATGTCGGTAAGTATAATTCGCCGAATAGAATTTACCAAACTAATATCTACATTACGAATGTCGAAAATTATAGCATTCTTCTCTGGTGTTTTTAAATTCAAAAAATGCATGTTTGTTAATGTAATGTTATTTAATTTAAGAGATAAAAACGGTAGGACTTAAATCAATTTTTTATAGTATTTCAAATGAATAGATAACTTCATTATTTGGTTTTAAAGAAAATCTATTTACTTTTTGTTTACAGTTTTTATCGTAAACCCTGTATTTTCAAAGTTTAATTTAAAATTTAAGAACGAGTTTTGGCTTGAAGTACAAGAATATACTTATATATTATGAGCAAAATGGATTACAATTAAATAGACGCATACGTTCTATTAACTGATATGTATTTATTTATAACAATTACCTCTTGAAAAAACCATTTTTGTTTGTCATATTCTTTAAAAAAATGAATATATAATAATGCATATGCTTTTTCGTATAATTTACAGGTTTAAAAAGATACTAATAAAAAAAACAAAATGTCTAAACCTTTAATATTCATAAGTGGATATTGTGAGTATTGTAAAGAATTAATGACGAACTTAATGAAGAACAATATACAAAGCAAATTTGATTATGTGAATGTGGACGAAGGTAAAGAGATACCTTTGTTTGTAGATCGTGTTCCTTTAATGTATTTCGACAAAAAGATTTTGTTTGAAGATGGTTTGTTTGAATATATAGAAAAACTAAAAAATACTTTGTTAAAAAAAGATGACCAAATCAAACCGTTTATGATCGGTGAAATGAGTAACAACTCTTTATCAGATCCGTACTCCTATTTGGGAGAAAGTAATGAGAGTAAAAATGAATCCACATTTGAAAAAAACTATGGTCATATTGGTATGGATGACCAAAAGATATATACCCCCGAAGAAGACAATGTCAAAGAAAGGAATCAGTCCTCTTTAGAAGAACTCATTTCAAGGCGGCAAAATGATATTAAATATTAATTGAAAATTATTTATAGAACTACTATATGTTTACAATAAAATACTATTATCTTATTTAAACATGGAACTAGATACAAACACTAAGTGGGTATCGTGTTTTAACTCAAGATTGGATGAATTTCTTAAAGATTTGATCTCATCTTATCCTAATGATAAAGATTTTTTGATGTTTAAACAAAGTTTCAATATGATTAAACTTGTTGATGATTCGAAGCCAGCCTATTTGTTCAAAATTTACACTATGAGGTATGTAGATCAAATATATAAAAACGATGAGAAGTTTTTTTTGGATCATGATTTCAAAGATGAATTAACCAGTTCAGATAATAATAACTTTTCCAGTGAAATGTTAGTCAAGCTAAAAAGTTATTGGAAAACAATGAGCGATGAGAACAAAGCAGTAATATGGAAATATCTTAATTTGCTTTGTAAAATTAATATTAAAATCCAATAAAATATGCATTTAAAGATTTTATTCATAATTAAATAACAAACTGTGTCATGAATGAATCATTGTTGAAAAAAAAAATAGAATATGTATTTAATAAAATAACACTCAATTTTATTAAAGAAGTAAAAGATAAGGATTCTGAAGTAAAAAAGAAAATCAAAGAAACTTACGGTATATTTGATAAATATTCGGATAGTCATATTTTGAAATTCATTGATGCTTTTTATAAAACTGAAGCAAATATCAAGTTGTTAAAAATACCATATGAAAATACCGATATATTCCAAGAAAATAGTTCTGTTCTATCTCTGAATGTTCTTCAGAATATTACTGTTAATGAGATTTTAAGTGTCGTTGAGCAAAATGAAAAAGAGATTGTTAAATGTTATTTATATATGCTATTCATGTTCTCATTTTTGTATAGAGAAGTATGTCTCGTATTAGATACAAATGCCACATTTGAGGATGAATCGACAGAGAGTCGAGATAAAATTAAATCAATCGAATTAATGTTTAACAAATCAATTCTATTGATTCAAAATACTGAAACATTTGATATGAACACAGATACTGATGAGATTGTTGATGATGATTTTAAAATACTATTAGAAAACATTTATCACACTAAAAAGAATATTCAAAATATTAATATACATTATGATATAGACGAATATGAGAAAGAAACAATAAAAAATGAAAACAACGGATTTGAAAGTGCATTTGACTTTTTACATAATAGTAAAATCGGTAAACTTGCAAAAGAAATCTCACAAGATATTGATGTTACCAACTTGAATATTGAAAATCCACAAGACCTGTTAAATATGGAGACACTGTTCTCAGGAAAAAACAATGCATTAAGTGACATTATTGGAAAAGTTGGTGGTAAAATAACAAAAAAGATACAATCAGGTGAAATAAAACAAGATGAACTGATACAGGAAGCTATGTCGATGATGTCTAAACTCAACGGGGACAATTCATTTATGAATGATATGATGACTAATATGATGAAAAACGGTATGGGTGGTGGTATGGGTGGTGGTATGAATGATATGATGACTAATATGATGAAAAACGGTATGGGTGGAATGGGTGGAATGGATGGAATGGATGGAATGGATGGAATGAATGATATTATGAAAAATGTAATGGGTGGTGAAGGAAACGACAATCGTAAATCAAAGAAACTGGCAAAATTAAGAAAACGTCTTGAAGATAAACAAAATAAGTAAAATGTAAAATGTAAAATGTAAAATGTAAAATCTAAAAAACATATATAGTATAAATTTTTTATGTATTGTAAATAAATATAAATAGATATACATTATGGTTGATGATATATGGTACAATGACATTTCAAAATTATTTCAAATAGAGAACCTCACCAATTTTTTACCGAATGAAGATATGTCATTGGAAGAAAAACTAAACAGTGCATTAAGATTTACTATATATTTCAGTATATTAATTTTCTTAATTAAGAAAACATTTCATGTATTTTATATGGTAGTTATTGTTGCTGGTATTACTTATATCGTTTATAATATGAAAACGAAGGAAAACTTCTTTAATGACGAAGAAGAAGAACATGTTAAAAAAAACAAAAAAAACACAAAATGCACAGTTCCTGTTAAAACGAATCCATTTATGAATGTATTATTAAACGACTATGTTCATAATGCAGAGCGTTCACAAGCTTGTGATTTATCCGATGAAAAAGTTGAAGATAAGGTAAAGGTATATTTTGAAAACAATTTGTACACAAACATTGATGATGTTTATAACAGGAACTCTTCTTACAGACAATTTTATACAACTCCAAATACTACAATTCCTAATGATCAAGAAGGCTTTGCAAAGTGGTTATATTACAGTGAGGATAAAACATGTAAAGAAGGAAACACACAAAAATGTTACCGTTAGAATTTACTTTCTGTAGTTTTTAAGATTATTTTTGTTTTATATTATATATAAATAATAATAAAAATGATTTTTGATAAACCACATACACTTGGAAGTGACGATTGTTGGATACATTCACAAAATTTACAAAGTAAAGAGATGTATGAATACCATCTATTTAATCCTTACAAAACGAATATACCTAAATGTGAAAATAAAGTCAAAGAACTTAGTGATTTTGTTGTAGAAAACAACATGCATATTAGAGATGGTTATGGTTTTACAAACGCTTGTTTCGTTGATAATGATACCAAACTTCGAAATAATCAAAAATTAACACACGGTAAATGTAAAAATCAGTTAAATACACGAGTATTTCAAGCCGTACCTGATTTAGGTCACAGTGGTTTTGAACCAGTTATTGATAGCCGTATGACTCAAGGTGAGGATACATCGGAGAAAAAGAGTTGTAGTGTAAATAGTGGAAAAGGTTTTGATGTATTTACTCCGTTGATCCCTTGTTTAAAGAGTACCGTTCAAGATGTTAAACATATTGTACATCCAGACGAATGGGTTAGAGGAGGTGAGCATACCCGTGATCATATTAAACAAAAACGGTTTTTGGAAAGAAATGGATATGTATTTGAAAATAATATTTGGAAAAAGAAAAAATGTGACAAATGAGAAAATTTTTAATATAATTTATTAATAAATCATGAGTTCAAATCGTTTAATGTATGATACATGCGAGTATAAACAACGCTTACAAGAAAGCGTTACAAGTATAGATTTCTTACTTGACCCTATTAAATACGAGCACAAAGGTCGTTGTAGAATGGAACTTGGAATATTAGGTGGTACTAATGTATCTCATATAAAAGGTAATTTAGTCGATCTTGAAAATGATCTTAGAGGACAAAATAGACCTGCTACAAATTGTACTGAATATAAGTTTATACCATCAAATGATAATTTCCTACAAGGAAAAGAATATATTAAACCAGTAAATCACCCTAAAGTAGACACTGATATGCAACATTTACCATCATGTCAAATGATTGATTATAAACAAATACCAAGACCATTAGCTAAAAAAAACTAATCTTATTTTAAAGAAAAATACCAACAACAAACGGCATCTAAAACATATTATAGTAAATTTTTACATTAAAATGTATTGATTGATACACCATAACCTTTTTTTTCTGTATACAATATAAAAAACATTATGAGTTTTAATAGATTAGCATATGACACATGTAGTTATGTTACTGAAATAAAAGAATCTATGCAACCAGGTGAATATATGATAAATACACCAAATGCTTCAACTGATGAAGGATGTTTTTTCCCTAATCCCCAAATTAGAATGAACAAGCATGGTGCTAGCTTATGTGATAAAAACTTAATAGATGTAGATTCTGAACTTCTTGGATTGAATGTATTGAATACTAAATGCCCGTCCGAACAGTATACTCCATCAGACAAACCTTTTTGTAATTTAGTTAACATGAAAGAGTGTGACTTCTTATCACCAGAAGACACGAGATTAAGTAACCCACCATGTACTTTACGTGGAACCGGTTGGAATCGTTGGGAATGGCTGTGTGAAAACCCACAATCGAAAGGCGTTATAGCTCCATTTGAAATAGGAATACAAAATAGATTAGTTGTGAAGGATAACCATAGACCATGTATACCTACACCAATTGATAATACCATAAGTCTTCCATCAAAACTTAATGAATATGATCACGATGAAGAAGCTCATAATAGTGAAGTTTTACAAAAATGGACGACTATGTATGAACACGGTGCTAACTATCCTATGATTCATTGGAGATGTTGTGGTGAAATAGCAAAATTATAAGGTTTTTGAGATTTTATTCTTAATTATAAATAAAATAATATGACTAAGTGTTCGAACAAAACATCTGTCTGTAAATCCTTTAAGATTCTTGGATCTGGGATTGGTTTCACAGGAGGTAGATATGTCGCAGAAAATAAAATGACCGCTGCTAGACGTGCCGGTTCTAAGTTGTACAACAAAGTCGATAATAATGCACTCTACGAAAAATTCAAAAACAAAAAAAGTATCAAGTTTATTCTTGGCGAAATTACACAAGGTGGTGATAAGAAAACGACTGCATTTGAAGTGAGTCGTACAAAACTTGTTACACCCAAGACTGTGAAGATTGGTTCTCAAACTATCGTTTATAAATACGCATATAATGTAAAAAAATTGATCAATGTTAATGGAGAAGATATGGATTTGATGTAAATAAAAAAGCACAACCTTTAAAATAAACGCTTTAGAGTTACATTACAATGATTCCTCTTTACAAAATTAAATAGATCCTCTCGACGGATCCATTTAATCATTTTTATCTCGTTTCTATCTTTTGGGTTTGCGTTCGGTTTTATATTACTTTGCAATAACTCGACTACATAGAACAATTTGTTGCCTATTATTAATGTTCCATATTTCGTATGTTTCTTTATTCGCAAATCAATATTTGTTTCTTCCATAAGCTCTCTTTTTGCACATGAAAAATAACTACGGCTATTCATTTCTGATTCAGTCATGTGTCCTTTTGGAAACCCCCATTTTCCTGACGCACTTTGTAAAACTAATAACACTTCATCCATATTTGGACTAAATAATATCACACCACATTCATCAACCTTTTGAATCAACTCACGTCTTGATGATTTTTCCCATGGAATCATACATGTAATACGAGGATTGAAATGCATTAATTGTTGTCCATACATTTTTATGTTAAATTTTAGATATGTGATATTCAATTTTATTCGAAAAATATTAAAATCAAATTTTATTTTTATTCATAAAATATAAAATGGAAGTGTATGTGTTTTTTACTCTTATGGGATTAGGATATATGGCTTCTCAAAGTTCGACAAAACAGTCGAATTCTTTAAAAAATCATGTTACTCAACCACCACTATCTGTTGGTTCGACTACCAACGCTACAAAATCATATAGCACGTATAATGATGATATAACAAGCTTAGTCAAAACTATTGACAAACAAAAATCTGAAGAAATGTATAGAAAAAGCACATTGGAACATCCAAATGTAATCTCTACCAATTATAGAGACTCTATGAACACTACTAATGAAAGCAAAAAACAATCTAACACATTCGAGAGCTTGTTATCAGGAGAGCATATATCATTGAATGAATTTACTCATAACAATATGGAGCCCTTTTTTGGAAGTTCAATCAAACAAAATATGAACGACACGTCACCACATCAATCAATCTTAGAAAACTTTACAGGGGTTGGTGGTTATAAAAGTGAACATCCTAAAGTAGAAAATGTATGTTTTGCTGATATAAAGTCAAATTCTGGTAGTGCTCCTTATTCACAACAAAGTGCATACACAGAAGAATATGAAAGAATGCAACAAAGTAAATTGAAAACGAACGAGCTTCCTTTCGAGCAAAAACGGGTTGGACCTGGTTTAAATGACGGATATACCGACAGATCTTCACAAATAGGTTTCCAACCAGATGACAGAAAATATGCTATGCCAAAAAGTATAGATGAACTTCGCTCTCTCGATAATCAGAAAATGACATATGAAGCAAGAACAGTTGACGGACTAAAAGGAAGTAAACTTGGACCAAAACCTCAACTCGTTAAGAATAAAGTTGATACTTATTATGAAAATTCACCAGATAGATACTTTAAAACCACTGGAGCATACACGAAAGATAAATATCGTCCTAATGTCATTATCAAAGACACTAATAGAAAAACAAGTACATATTATGCCGGTAACTTGTATAAAAATATAGGTAACGAACAAAACAGCAAACTTCAAGCGACTAAGAAAAATATATTACGAGAATATGGAGTCCGTAATTTAGAACAAAATAAAATAGGAAAACCAGAGTTTACTTACGGTAAAGAAAATATACTTATTTACAATAACGAAAGAGATATCACCGCAACTCGTACCTACGAAGGTAACCTGACTAGTCTTGTTAAATCTATTATAGCACCCGTTCAAGATATCTTTAAACCTACCACAAAACAATATACAACATTCACAAATAGAGAGTTTGGTGAAATGCAAACAAATATTCCAAACAAACCAACCTTGTTCGACCCTAATGATATTGCTAAAACCACCATTAAAGAAACTTTTATTCATGACACAAGGACTGGTAATATTGCTGGTGAAAATAAACAAATCACTTACGATCCAGATGATGTCATGAGAAAAACGCTCAAAGAAACACTTCCATATTATGAAAATATCATCAACATGCAATCTAAAGTCACTAAACAAACAATCTATGATCCATCGGATGTTGCCAAAACTACTATTAGAGAAACCGTTGAAAACAACTACCACGACGGTCATATTGAAACTCTTGAAGGTGAAATGGGTGGATATCAATCCGCAAATGTTAAAGCACCCAACACCAATAAACAATTCATTTCTGACAACGAATATATGGGTACTGCTCCCTCTAAAGAAATGTCACACGGTTATCTCAATAAAGAAATACAAATGGAACCGACTAGCAAAGAATTCCTGTCCGATAATGAAAGATTCGGTGGTGTAAATAGCAAAGATACAAAACAAATGTCATATCAAGATATTTACAATGCAACTATAAACAATGTCAAAGAAAACCTCAATGTAAATAGGTCACCAACCAATAATAACGTTAAACTTGCATCTGGAAGTGATGGTATAATTATGGAATCAAATAAAGGTGACTGTGAAAGAGCAGCTTCTAGATCACATAATAATATTCAACGAATTAATGATAAATCAAACACTGTCGACTTTATCAATCTTACTCAAGAAAGATTTGATGAATGCGAAAATAAAATTGATGAAAGTATTCTAAAAGTTTTTCATGAAAATCCCTACACACAATCACTTAACAGCTCAATCTAACATGTTTTCTAAATACACTGTATCATACTCATAATCAGGTGTTATTATTTGCGTATAGGATAGTATACCATTCGTTTCTTCACCCCATTTTGTATCTCTATTATCACTTCGTATTTCATAAAATGCCTTTATTTTATTAACATTATTAATAGAACTTAACTGATCTATTTTAATGTTCAGTTCTCTTTGGTTAGTTGAATCTAATGTAAACGGATCTTGTCCTGTTACATTTGCCGCCCATTCTTTATTTATAAATACTAATCTACAACGAATTGTATCATTTGTCTTGAACAATAAAACTACAGTTTTTCCTTTTATCTTTTTTAGGAATGTTTGTAAATTATATGTATATTGTGAACTTAAATTTAGAATTAACTCATTTTTAGTATGATCTAAAGAATTTACTATTAAAACTCTAATTAAACCTTTGTTTTCTACTTTTTTACAACAACTCTTACATAACTCTCCCTCAGGTACCTGTGAACCAGTTAATATCTTCCAAATAGTTGAACCACATTTACTTGACCCACCTGTCTGTGATGAAAAACTAGATACTTGAACTCCATTATCATATGTTGTTAAATCTAACGATTCAGTATTTATGTATCTCGCTTTACCTATGGCTTTCTTTATGGATTGTACGTCTGAATGAACCAGTTTGTTACTTGGGTTCGTATAATCAAAATAAATTGATCCTCCACTATTTATATACATGTTTCCATCAAATGAGACCCTAGTATTGTCATCTAATACTGCTTTCTCATTAAACAATACATCATTATTGAAATTTACAACATTATTAGTTAAATTGTCAATTAATAGTGGTGATGTGAATTTGACTTGCTTTATGGGTGTTGCTATAAATGTTGATCGTTTTACTGGACTTGTTACCGAAATGTCCCCACATGGTGTATCTTGATTGATTGGATCATCCGGATCGTCAGGATCAGTCCATTTTTCGATTTGTTTTCCTTTTTTGTATTTTATTATCATCTTCATACTGGATGATACTAAATTTAACATAATGATAATTACAAAAAACACTATTATCGATATTACTTTACTAAAAAATGTATTTAACATTTTCTTTATTTTAATGACACACTATTTTTTGTACATCAATACGTTAATTCAGACTTAAAAATATAATCTATATAATTATTTACTCTTTGTTCATACACATAAACACGCATACATATGAATAATAAAAAAATTATTAATGTTCTTCTCGTTTCAAGTGTTATTCTAAATGGATTCTTTTTTAGTCTTATGTATAAATGTAACAAAAAAACAACTAAAAATAAAAAATATACATACAAAGTTATAAAAACTTTTAAAGACCTTCCTTTTTTTTAAGATTGTATTGAAAAGTTAAAACTATTAATAGCAAGATCGGTACTGGATCTACTTGTACCATTGTCATCATAATTGTACCACCAAAGCTTTTGAGTTATATCATCCTTAAAATCTTTTTCTTCTTTGAATCTCAAGTCATCGCTATCATTCATAAACATTAAAACCTCCCTTGATCTTGTTACTATCTGCCAATCGTTATTTATTCTAACTGACACATCATACAGATTTATACACATAATACTAAATTTACCTGTATAAAGATTATCAACTATTTCCCATATAAATTTAAATGGACTCTTATTGTAGATGTTTCCTCGATTGAATCTTCCTTTTTCCTCTTGCTTATAATAAACATATTCTGATGTATTTTTAGCATTTTGTAAATAGAACTCATCAAGAGTATTTTCTACTCTTTGTATTTTCCATGCAGATGATTCAGACATTTCTTTATAATCATCGTCTTTTTTTGGTTTAAAACTGTCTCCTTTGTGTTCATCATTTGGTATCGCATAAATCTTTTTTTTGTCACTGCTGTAAGTAATCAAATGAATCACATTTGGTATATAATTGTTAATCCTTTTAAAAGGAATAGTTGTAAATGTGTTTTCGTCACCAAATTGGTCTTTTCCGAAACTCGTAACTACACTACTTGCGTCATGATTAAAAAAGTTCAACACTGGAACTAATGTATCACTTGTTTTATTCAATATAATATCACTTATTACCAAATCTGCATTTATTATAACATTTTGATTCATATTAGCTTCAGCCACAAAAGGTCCAAAACTCTTGCCGGTCATCTCAATAAATTTAACCTGGGCCAATTTGAACGAAGGTATGTCATCAGGACAACAACAATCACAAATTTTATTATCGATCGGATCTACACCGTCTCGAACAGCTTTCCACATATTATATATACATGCATCTTTGTCGTTTACTCTAACGTCTCTTTTCTCTGTAGCATCGTGCACTACACACTGATGTTCGGGTGGGGATAAAAATTCAGTAAATAGATCTGTAACCACAAAATTTCCATCTTCCCATTTACCTCTATAATTACCACTTACCCAATCTCCTTGACAAACACCATTCACTAGCCTATCACTACAATACGAATCTTGTAATATGTTGTTCATATTATCAAAATTAAGGTGAATTGTTTGATTGATTTCTTCATTAAAAAATAAATCATCCCCATGTCTACTCTTGAAAGTTAAATGACTACCTTTATCCTTGTTTAAATATATATCATTGTTGAATGCAGCATTTTTAAATGAGACATCACTGTCTTTTATTACAACCAATTCTTTAAATCTCGTAGGACCATTCATACTTAACATTGGCGTCATTATTGTAGTATTATCTCTAAAATCACTATTATATCCGAAACCTGTGTGTTCAATCTTGTTATATATATTCTTAAATCCTACATTTGGACATTCCTCCTCAAATTTCTCTTTGGTGTTATTCTTTGATACTTCTTGCATACATGTTTTGTATCGATATAGTGTTATCATAATTACAAATAACAATATCAATGATATTACTTTTTTCATTTTATTATTTACAAAATATTTTTAAGAAAGATGTTTAATTAAAAAGTTAATGTATTTGTGCTTACATCGTATGTGAATACTTCATTATTTTCGATTTTAATATTTCTTGCATTTAATGTACCATTAACAAGCACATTATTATTAAACTCAATAGAATCTACATCGTCATTATTGATATTGATCTTATTAACACTTATTTCTTCAAATGATCTCGGTGTTGGTGCACAGTTTTGAATCACTGGTAGACTTATTTGACTATCACCTTCTACATCATTTGAGACTATATTGTTTTCTGTAATTTCATATGCAGTTCTTATAACATTTGATTCATTAAAATGTTCTTTCATTTGCCAATAATGTAATATCTTTATTATTATTAGTATCATAAGTAATACCATCACTCCAAATATTGTGTTAGTCGATTTAACACGCATTTTTTATTCTTTAACTTTATGTATGGTTTTTTATTTTTATGCTTATTGAGTATCTTCTTCGATTTCCTCTATCTCTTCGATCTCTTCGATCTCTTCGATTTCCTCGTAATCTTTCTTTTGTAAAAACCAACTTTCTAATCTAGAGATTCCACTAGCTTCATTCAAGCAGGTAACCCTATTATTGAACGGATGTATATTAAAAATACTACCATCAGGAGTAACACCCTCTAAAGCATCAGTTGATACACATGCACCCATCAATAATGTTCTTTTTCGTTCAAGATCTGCAATATCCAATGATAAAGTTTCCTCAAACTCATTCTGACTCAAACAATTTATATTGGAATTATCATAAAAACATAAAGATGTTTCCGGTTGTAAAACAATAGGGTCATTAAAATATACGTTGTTCATGAAAATTGTATTTGAATTGAAATAAAGCTTATCTGGTGTTATCATGCTTCTGTTTTCAAATTCGACATGTGTATCGTTTTTGAATGCCACATTCAATAAGTCGTCACCAATCTGTGTATTGCCATCTGAATTTATTTTTAACATTTTTTTGGAATTCAAATCCAAAGAATTCGTATTTACATTTTGCATATCAACGTTACCAACTATTTCAATATGATCATTTTGTATGGCTGATGTGTCACTTAATAAGGTATTTTTCGATATCCTGTCAACATTTATATGATCACTACAATAATCACTATTGCAAATTTCAGTAAATAACTCTTTTCGTTTATTCGCACATACTGATAATAAAATCAACAACACTATTAGTATTATGAATATACTATACAATTCCACCATATCATATGCTTTTATTAATGATAAAGATATGTTTCGTATCGTTTATTTCTATTCCTAAAAAAACATTGTAATATCAAAAATGAGTTTTAACGATATTCATCATAAATCAATAACAAATGACTGTTTGAATGAATTGGTATCATTAATAAGACCAATCCTTAAACAAGGATTACAATCCATATATGATACAGTTTGTAACGGTAACAATAAAATCAATATAATGCTCTTTCGAGAATTTCAAATTGAACTTGAAAAAGTACCATCTTGGAACAATGTCATGATTGATAAAGAATATGAAAGATTCGTCGTGTCTACTCGTTGCGATTGGTTAGGTGATCTCATCATTGCAACTTTTAAAGCATCCGCTAACAATATTTTGTCCTCTATACAATCTAATACTGAAAATGATATGTCTATTGATTTGATAGTTCCTCTACCACAACATTTTATACATTATTGTTACATAGAGATAGCCAGACTTCTTTGGAAAAAACCACAACTGTTTTATGAAAATGTTTCTACAATCAATAAACAAACAAATGATGACCTTATTGACGAATATATTGAAACAGGTATTAAAAGAACCATCAATAAAAATATACCATATAATAATCTATTGAAAAACACAAATAGTTCTACTAATAACAATAGTCTATTATATGAGGAACAAACCTCAAATAGTAAGGCGATCAACAAGGATTCGTCTTTTGATATTATTGACCATAAACTTATACAAGAAGACACCCCTTATACAAGAAGTACATCCCACGAAAAAACTATCGATGATAATGATGTCAATTCGGCTCATATACAAACATTACCAAGAGCTGCTTCTTTTGTTGCACCAAGACGAGATAACATAAACGAATCAGACGAAGATAACGATACATTATCTAATGCATCGGATGATGAACAATACTCTTCTGATACCTATAGTCAAGATGCTTACGAGATGGATAATACTTTAATCGATCATACAAAAGAAAACATGGGTAATGTAGATACTGTATCTATCAACTTAGATAATCAAATGGCTTTACAAACAACACAACAAGAGTATCCCGTTGAAAAATCATATGAACAATATTTTAAACATACCAACACAAATATTGTTCATAATACACCTACACCTGATAATACACCTGATAATACACCTACACCTGATAATACACCCGATAATACACCTGATAATACACCTACACCTGATAATACACCCGATAATACACCTGATAATACACCTATACCTGATAATACACCTACACCCGATAATACACCTGATAATACACCCGATAATACACCTGATAATACACCTATACCTGATAATACACCTACACCTAATAATACACCTATACCTGATAATACACCTACACCTAATAATACACCTACACCTGATAATACACCTACACCTTTCGATCATGTAAATAATACGACGGAACGATTGGTTGTACCTCAGGAAAAAACAGAGCAATACGAAAACTTTGAAATCGATCTTAACAAAACAATTAAAGAGATTTATATCAATGAAAAAAGAAAAAAAAACGAAAAGAAAATTAAAAAGATTTTAGGTGTTAACATGAGTTATGACTCATTTATTCAACAAGATAAACGAAAACTTAGAAACTTTTTGATGTTAAATAAACATATTCCCAAAATACAAAAATAATAAGTGTAAGTTTAATATGCAACAAAAAAAATCAAATACCATATCAAACAATGTATAAATTGGTAATTTCCTTTATTATAGCTATTCTATTAGCAGGTATTCAATTTTATTTTGACACACAGGGTAATACTCCAGAAAAAAACAAAACAAACTTTCCAATTAAATCTTTAATGGTGTTTACAAGTGTCTTTGCAATTACTTATATGGGACAAAAATTAATATTTGATGGTGGAATAAGTAATAGTTATGAAAACAACATAATGAGTCAACCCTTTTTGAAAAGCAATAATGTATCCAATAATAAAGAATTTAATGAACTTATGCAAAATATTCAAACAGGCGAAGCGCCTTTTTGAATATTTATAAAGTCTTAGTCATAATTACATATATAATATAAAATGAAATTGGAACTTAAAAAATTTGATATAAATACCATAACGGATGATAAAGTTGTTGTAATGATCGGTAAAAGGAATACTGGAAAATCTTATTTAATCAAAGATTTGTTATACCACAACTGTAATTTACCGATAGGAACAGTCATATCAGGAACTGAATCAGCTAATCATTTTTATGAAAACGTTGTTCCTAAAATTTTCATTCATGACGAGTACACACCTGTTCTTATCGACAATGTAGTTAAAAGACAGCAAAAAATATTAAAAACCATCAACAAGGAGAACTGTATGTATGGACGCACTCAAATAGATCCTAGGTCTTTCCTTATATTAGATGACTGTTTGTACGATTCTTCTTGGACAAAAGATAAGAATGTTAGAGCATTGTTTATGAACGGTCGTCATCTTAAAATGTTCTTTATTATTTCTATGCAATATCCATTAGGTATCCCACCTAACTTGAGAACAAATATTGATTACATTTTCATTCTCCGTGAGAATATTGTAGCAAACAGAAAAAGAATATACGATAACTATGCAGGCATGTTCCCTACTTTTGAAATTTTCTGTCAAGTTATGGATCAATGCACAGAACATTACGAATGTTTAGTCATTGATAATACTACCAAAAGTAATAAACTTGAAGATACGGTATTCTGGTATAAAGCAAACGAAACACCTTCTTATCGGGTATGTCAAGAAGAATACTGGATATTAAGCAAAAATATAGGAGACTCTAATGAAGAAGATGCCGAAGAAATGTTTGACCCATCTAGTATCAAAAAACGACAACATATTATTAATGTAAAAAAAATCTAACGAACAGGAAACCCAGCGCTTCTTGTATCTGGTACATTATCAAACATCGCTTTTGATGACTGACTCGTATGTTTATCATTCATAAGAAATTCATCATAATAAGTTCTTGGAATGAATTTATACTTAACTCGTACATCTTTTTTTATTTTTTCTATTTTTTCTTCATATATTCCATGAACAATCATAAGCATACCTAAAAACAAAAAAATAAAAATTATTGTTTTCATATTTTAAAACTAAATAACATTTTTATATCATAATTTTAAAATTTATTATCTAGTTAACATTCTTGATAAGTTTGATCCGTTTGTCCCTCTTCAAACAAAGACTTCTCGATATCTGATGTTGTTGTAATATCAACCTCTTCATCATCAATAATATCAGGCATATTATCCTTATGAGTCTGTTCGTGTGTACGTTCAATGAGTTCTTTCTTACGCTCATTATAAAATATATCCTTATTCTCACAATTCTTCTTGTACTCTCTCATCAGTGTATTAAGCTCAGTCTCTGAGTATTCACCATCCTGTATTTCGTCTGGATTTGCAGACCATGGACACCAGCATCCGACCTGTGCTATGTAAATATTATGAGAGTTATTATCAATTCTCTTAAGCACTTCCGCACGAATCTCTGCCTCCTTTTGAGTTTCATATGTTCCACGAATCTTGATACCACGAATAGATGTCTGATAGTTGTTCTCTTCGGAAAACTTGTTACTTATATCTATCTCGTTTTCAATTTTGAAACTTTTGAAGTCTTCATCGATACTGTTCGAATCAAAAAACACAGAATATTGCTCTTTGATAGAACGAATCTCGTTTGTTTTGTCGGGAAAGAGTACTTCAAGACCGTCGACTAACTCAGTATTCCTTTTACATAGAGATTTCATATACGCAGAAATTATATATGCGTCTTTGGACTTGATGACATCATCTGGTGATAAGAAAGATAAACACACATAGTTCTGACCCCTAATTTGTGGATCTTGTTGCAAAAAATCTTGTTTACTCACATCAATTCGTTCGTTTGTCTCTGGTTCCATTATATACAAAAATGTTATCGTTTTAATAATTTAAATTGAATATCTTTATATATGTTATTTTGTTTGTAAATTTTTTCTCCCTAATAATTAATAAAAAATATGTCTGAGTTCTCCTTTGATGTCATGGAAATTGTTGTCCGCATTCTTAAATATCTTTTCGAAGGTCTTGTTGTAGCCACTGCTGCTTTCTTCTTCCCCGGTAAGAAGCCCAAGGTTGAGGAAGTTATGTTTATCGGTTTCGTTGCCGCTGCTACCTTCTCTCTTCTTGATCTCTTCGCACCTTCAATCGGAGTTTCCGCTCGTCATGGTGCCGGTTTCGGTATGGGTGCCAACCTTGTTAACTTCCCCAATTAAATAATATAACATTTATTGTTTAAAAAGTACACCAAAAAAATTATATAAATTTGTTTTTTTATTAGTTATAAAACATTGTTTTTTAGAACAAACATTTACAAACATTTACAAATATTTTCATGTATAATATAAAAATAAAAAATGTTTACAATAAGTTTGCAATATATACAAAATTTCATACTTCTATTAATTTCATTAATTGTATCATGTACATTTAATAAATTCCATAAACAATCTAAAAAAATTCCAAAAACTATATGGACTTATTGGGATGATGAAGTGCCTATTAGTGTTGTTAAAATTATCAAAGAATGGGAATTTTTAAATCCATCGTGGAGAGTAATTATGGTTACTAATAATATCTTACCAAGATATCTTAAATCGTCAGAGTTACCAGCTAACTTTTATGATGGAGTTGAAACTTCCCAGTATTCATCGGATATTGTAAGAATTGCTATATTGTATAAATTCGGAGGTATATGGTTAGATGCAAGCATAAAGCTTTTAAAAAGTTTAGACTGGGTTGTTGATGAGTTCAATAACACAAATATAGATTACTTAGGATATCAAATGCCGTCTTTTACAACAAATAGATATAAACCAGTGATTGAAAGTTGGTTTATTGCATCTAAACCTAATACAACCTTCTTAAAACAAGTTTATAAAGAAATGAATAAAGCGTTTGGTAGAAGAAAACAATATGTTAAACAAGTTGAAAAATATGTGGATCTTCAAAAAATTCCTGAAAATTTAAAAGATTATTTATGTATTCATGTATGTATGCAAGTAGTTTTACAAAAAACTAATGTAAATATGAAAAAGTTTAAGTTGATTGATGCATACAAAGACGCTTTTTATTTACATGGTAAGTTTAATTGGTCTTCAAAACATGTCGTTGAATATTTAAAAACTAAAAAGTTTTTCGAAAACGAAAATAATATGAATCTCGTCAAGTTACGAGGGTCTGAAAGAATTTTGTTATGATCATACCAATACTTTCTATTACATCTGATAATTTAAAAGTTCAAAATCTTTCTGATAAAATTTTTGAACTAATTGCTTTGTTTCTTCATCATAATATCTATTATAATCTTCGTGTTTGGAGATATTCGTTTTTTTTAATGAAACTGGACTATATCCATACATTTGTTGAAGTTTTATATAATCTTCATTTAAACTTTCTTGTTTTAATATATGTGTCACTTTTATATTATTGTTTTTATCTGATAAAAATAGGTATTGTGGCTTATAATGAGTATCATTTATAAACTTATGTAAATTCTTTACAAATTCTTTGAAATTGTTTTTATATTTTTGTTGTTTTTTCATACTTTCAATATCCCACACATTTTTCATTCCACCATCCTGAAGATAAAAAAACGCAGACACCAAACGATCATACGGGTTTCTAACGATCGTATATGATGATTTGTATTTTTTACCTTTTCTAATTACATCGTTAATACTTGTATGAAAAAAATAAATCGAGTCTTCGAAAAATTTAGTGTTTTTTATAGAATTGCCTCCAGTTTTAGGAACATGTATGAATAAAAAAGGAAGAGTGTATATCTTAATTAAATGAATAGATACTAACAAAGTCACCATTACTACAAAAATTACAACTTTAATCAGACACTCTTTCATGATTTATTATTAACATATATTTTCATTCAATTTATAATTATTTAATTGCTTATTTTTAGTATTCACAATATGATAAATGAGGATTGAGTTTGTGATTAAATGTTCTTCGGATTGATCGTTTTATAATATCTGAATTGGAAAAAGGATTAAATGTGTGAAATATATATAAGTTGATAAAAATTATTTATGACTGGACAGATGATACCCTAAAACCCTAAAAAACACCACATTATAAGCAATATGGGCTCCAAAAAATATGTACAACCAAATTTTAACTTTATTTTAAAAAATCCCGCACACACTTTTTTTTTAAATTATAGTATAAGGTATAAAGTATAAGTATTATTTAAAAAAGATTTAAATTGTGGTACTAATATAAAATGTACCACTGTGAACGGTGTGTATATTCAACTAAAATAAAATGTAATTTTATTAAACATCAAAATAGGAAGATACCTTGTCGTATAAATCAGGAAAATAGAACTCAAAATGGCAACCCTAATGACTCAAATGGCAACCCTAATGACTCAAATGGCAACCCTAATGACTCAAATGGCAACCCTAATGACTCAAATGGCAACCCTAATAACAATCCTGTTGTCTCAAAGGTTAACCCTATCGAAAGGAAATGGATTGACATTGACATAAAGTATGTAAGATGTGTCAAATGTGATAAACAGTTGACAAAAAGATGTTTTAAAAAACATTTAGATGCTTGTAGAGGTGTCCCGAAAAACACTTGTAAATTTTGTTTTCGTAGCTTTAACAAACACCAAGGGTGTTCAAAACATCAAAAAATATGCAAACGGAATCCGATGAACATGGACGATGATGACAATGTAACTGAATATTCTTTATTGGATAATCAAGTCGTTGAACCGACTATAACTGACAAAACGAACATTAATGCGAACATGCATAACACGAGTACAATGCATGATAGTATTAACATACATGGAAATCGTAATACCGCAAATATTAAAACCACAAACAACTTTTCATTCAATTTCATTGGTCATGAGGATCTATCTCATCTGTCCAACGAGCCTAACTTTTTACAAAAGCTAAAAAGCTACGGGAAAAATGGTGTTTATGGTGTAGGAAAAATTATAAGCTCCATCATATGTGATCTAGAACATCCTGAAAATAACACTTTGTTGAAGCCTAGAGACTTCGGATCAGACGTATTAGTCAGAGGTTGTGATGCAGATCCAAACCATTTGGAATTTCGTGATATATCTGACGCGTTAACGAAACTTAAGGATGTAATGATGCCAAGATACCTTCAGTATGTATGTGAATATATTCGCAAACATAACATCAATCGTCTACTAGATGTAAAAGAAAAATCTATTATTAGACAATTATTTCATATCATGATTGTTTTAGACATTGATGTCCCTGAAGAGTTGGAACATCTTGTCGATATAGATGATGACAAAGTGGATAACGACCGAAATAATGACTCTTTATGTAACTCGCATAATACAAAGCTGAACAAATCTGTTGCAAGATCAGCATACGAATTTACAAAACAAAACTACAAGAGAAAGAATGGTAAATATGCCATAAAAAGCTAAATACTTCTAATGAATTTCCAATTGAGGTCTTCACATATTTTCTTCCATATTTGCTCTTGTTGATGAAGTTTATCTCTACTCTTTAACAAAGGAAAGTTTTTTAAAAACTCTGGTTGATCTAAAATTTGGATGAATTTGTGAAGCACATAACTATAAGACAAAAAGTTTTTTCGGTTGTTTGGACTATATTTTAAAAAAGGCACCTGAATCTCTTTGAACATGTTTTTTAATTTCTCTTCTAATTCGGGATTCAAATGAGGGTTGGGTATACCTGTAATTTTATTTAAAATGTATGGTATATGTTCGTAATATTTATTTATCTTATGTTTTTTTAATATCTCTCTTATTTTTAACGGAGTTACTGATGCAAGATTATATATTCGCTGTTTGTTCAATTCTAACATAATCTTATTAAACACTTCTTCAGGGATATCCGTCGTTTCTTTTCCTTGAATTTGATTAAGCCATTCGGAGAAATGATTAATTCTCTTGTAGCTAAAATAAGAGATCTCTTTAGGGGGGTCTTTGTAAGAAGGCTTTTCATTGTCGGTAATAATGTTCTCCACTGTAAAACAAGTTCGACAACATATGATCCCTTCGTTCACCAACACATCCTTTGTATTTCCATAACAATAAGAACATTTAGAGGAATTCTCTTGAGAAATATTATTGTTGATATAATTCTTATCCGTAAAGCTTAAATAATCATCCAATAAATGAAAACGACTCGTTTTGATATTCTTATTGGAAATCTTTTCTAAATCTTCCTTGTTTCCTTTTGTGAATAAATGCGCTATTGTTAAACTATCCTCGTCATCATTGTCTTTCCTGAAATTTGTTATTCCACCCTCATCCGTATTGTTCTCCAATAAATTATAATAGTTGAATAAAATGTCGCTTGTGTTTACATAATACTCCAACTCATTCTTGTTACAATTAAGCTCACCAATCTCATTTTTAAGCAAAATTTGTTTCTCTTTTAAAGTGATCATATTTTTTATTTCTTCGTCCGTTAATTCACAATTTGGCTTTATTTGTAACGCCTCTAAACGATCGTGATTGCTTTTGTGCTCATTATAAATATTTTCTAATTTTTTGTCATTGTCCTCAAAACTTTCAACCATTGACCTGTGTCGAACGTCTAATGTGGTATTAGATATTTGGTAGTTACAATGTCTTTTGGGATTATTTCGTTGTTTTATTTTCATTGAAAATATAGTGTTGTTATAATAATATTTTGTTGTGTTTTTAATTTGTTTTTTGTTTTTTTTTTCTTACATATAAATATAATAATAATACAAAAATGGGTGGTGGAGGCTTAATGCAACTTGTCGCTTACGGTGCCCAGGACATCTATTTGTCCGGAAACCCTCAAATTACCTTTTTCAAAGTGGTCTATCGTCGCCACACTAACTTCTCCATGGAGTCTATTGCTCAAACTATAAACGGCACTGTTGGTTTCAACCGTAAAGTGACCGCTACCATCTCTCGTAATGGTGATCTTATCAACCGTATGTGGTTAGATGTAGACCTTCCTACCCTTACCGGTGGTACATATAAAAAATGGGTGGGTCACAAGCTCATCAAGTCCGTTGAGATTGAGATCGGTGGTCAGCGCATTGACAAGCACTACGGTGATTGGCTCCATATCTGGAACGAGCTCTCCCAGACCGCCGGGCATTGGTCTGGTTATGAAGCCATGGTTAACGGTGTAAAAGCTGACGGTACTCTTTTAAAATCTGACAGCGCTCTTAGTGCAGATGCTCGTACCGTGTATATTCCCCTTCAGTTCTGGTTCTGTCGCAACCCAGGTCTTGCTCTCCCTCTCATCGCCCTTCAATACCACGAGGTCAAGGTGAATGTGGAATTCGCTTCTCTTTCTGAAATAACTACTGAGACCACTGAAGGTACCCCTGTTGCTACTGTTGCTGGTGGTGAACTCAATGGGTCCCTCTATGTGGACTATGTCTACCTCGACACTGACGAGCGTCGTCGTTTCGCCCAGGTATCACATGAGTATCTCATCGAACAGCTCCAATTCACCGGTGACGAGGCTCCCTCTCAAAGCATCAAGATGAACTTCAACCATCCCGTAAAAGAGCTCGTGTGGGTCGAGGTTGATTCCTCGGATGACTCATACTCAAGCACCTACACAAAGGCACAAATCACCCTCAACAGCCACGATCGTATGTCCGAGAGGAAGCCCATGTATTATCAGCTTGTACAACCCTATCAACATCACGAGCGTGTACCAACCGTTTCTCCTATCAATGTGTACTCCTTCGCTCTTAAGCCCGAGGAGCATCAACCCTCTGGTACCTGTAACATGTCTCGTATTGACACTGCTACCCTTAAACTTCTAGGCATAGATACATCCGCCACTAAATCTGTCAAGATTTTCGCCACCAACTACAATGTGCTCCGTATCATGAGCGGTATGGGTGGTCTCGCATACTCCAATTAAATGTATTAACATCGTTTCGTAAAAATTATTAACATCGTTTTGTAAAATATGTTAATTATCAAAAAAAAAAAATATTTTTTATAAAAATTAAATGTAAAAACAAAACATTTAATTCATAAATGCAATAAAGGAATAGAAAAGATACGCATTGTAAGAAAGATCGAAACAGATTATAAATTTATATTTTAGGAATATGATACAACAAAACATTATACCGTATGAGATGACTGTTAAAATACTATTTTTAAAATACACGAAAAATAGACTGAAAATATGAAAAAAAAATCTTAATATAATAATAATACAAAAATGGGTGGTGGAGGCTTAATGCAACTTGTCGCTTACGGTGCCCAGGACATCTATTTGTCCGGAAACCCTCAAATCACCTTTTTCAAAGTGGTTTACCGTCGTCACACTAACTTCTCCATGGAGTCTATTGCCCAAACTATCAATGGTACTGTTGGTTTCAACCGTAAAGTTACCGCTACTATCTCTCGCAATGGTGATCTTATCAACCGTATGTGGTTAGAGATCGATCTTCCCAAACTTAACACCGACTCGGTATACGATGCATGGGTGGGTCACAAGCTCGTCAAGTCCGTTGAGATTGAGATCGGTGGTCAGCGAATTGACAAGCACTACGGTGATTGGCTCCAGATCTGGAACGAACTATCCCAGACCGCTGGACATTGGGCTGGTTACAAGAATATGGTAGAAGGTGCTAATATGGATGCGGACAATAAGATTACATTTCCTCATTCTAATGATATTGATGGTGACGAAAGAAACGATCGTGTGGTATATGTCCCGCTTCAGTTCTGGTTCTGTCGTAACCCAGGTCTTGCCCTCCCTCTCATCGCCCTTCAATACCACGAGGTCAAAGTGAATTTGGAATTCGCTTCTCTTGCGGATATTGCCCATACACAACCCGAAATGACCGATGGAGATGGCGATCCTATACCACGAATTCTTGCTGTAGACAGCAATGGTTCCTTGAACGGCTCTTTATATGTGGACTATGTCTACCTTGACACTGACGAGCGTCGTCGTTTCGCCCAGGTATCGCATGAGTATCTCATTGAACAGCTCCAATTCACCGGTGACGAGGCTCCCTCTCAAAGCATCAAGATGAACTTTAACCATCCGGTGAAAGAGCTCGTTTGGGTTGAGACGGGTCTTACTGGTAAAGTGGGTGATTACACAAGTACCTACACAAAGGCACAAATCACCCTCAACAGCCACGAGCGTATGTCCGAGAGAAAGCCCATGTATTATCAGCTTGTACAACCCTATCAACATCACGAGCGTGTACCAACCCAGTCTCCTATCAATGTGTACTCCTTCGCTCTTAAGCCCGAGGAGCATCAACCCTCTGGTACATGTAACATGTCTCGTATTGACACTGCTACCCTCAAACTTACAGGCATAGATACATCTGGCACTGACACTAAATCTGTCAAGATTTTCGCCACCAACTACAATGTGCTCCGTATCATGAGCGGTATGGGTGGTCTCGCATACTCCAATTAAATATGTTAATTGTAAAAAAAAACAAAAAAATAGAACTCCAATATACTCTTTGCGTAGCAACTCGTTTTTTCGAGGAGGAGCAGGAGCAGGATGCGACGGCGTACATGGCTGTGTGGAAGAGAAGAGCTCATGCTTTTATACCCTGAAACTCAACTACTTGTTTTAATAATTTGTTACCATAAATTAATTCTGTTTTACATTCAAATTGATTAAAACATGGACTATTCCAATTAATACATCTCCATTTTCCATCTTCAATATCTATCGTATTTGAACGAGTGATATCGTTGATCAATAAACATTTTTTGAAAGATATATTGTTGACTAATTCTTTTAAGAATGATACGATTCTTGGAGTAGACCAATGTTGTAATACATCTTTAATAATGATTAAATCAACCTCTTTGCGAATGTATAAACAAATAGCATCACCATCAATTAATTCAAAATGAAATTTATCATTTTCATATTTCTTTTTTGTTTCGGTAATAATTGATTTTGAACAGTCGTATCCAAAATATTGAATGGGTTTATCATTATAAATAGCATCCAAACATTGGCCATCTCCACTGCCAATATCTACCACATTTTTAATATTATAAATATCAATGTAATTACGTAAATATGGTATATAATCATTTTTATTGAATTCTATAGTGCTTCCTTCACCGCTTCCTCCACCATACCAATGTTGGCTGGAATATATGTTGTCAAAGACATCATTTAAACTTATTTCGTGATTATCAACAGAACCCATGCTTTAATATTAAATATGTTTCAATAATTATCGTTGAAATTATATATATATTTAACAATTTAGGGTTTCTTTAAACCTCAAACTAAATAATAATGTTTTTCTTTTATTAATATTGAATTATGACTTTTTCTTTTTGTGAGAGTACATTACCCTCTTCTGAATATTTATTTATTTTCATACCATCTTAAGTATCTTTCTTCTCCTTTTTCATCATTTCTTTCTTTCTCTGATAACGCTCTCTTCCCTTTCTATTTCTCTCTTAATTTTTTTTCAGATATAGAAATAATAAAAATAAAAAATAAAATTTCAAGAAAAATTGTCAAGAAAAATTGATAAAATATAATTATCATACATGACCTTATTTTAAATTAGTTAATAATTTGTTTTAATTGTTAATCAGGTTTAAAGATTATGATTAGTATTTAATAAAAAAATTGAATAATATATCATACATACACCATCATAAAATAAATCAATGTATATATGCGTACACGAAGGATGTAATAAACGACCGAATTTCAACACACCAGGTTCATCCAAAGGTCTGTATTGTTCAGATCACAAGAAGGATGGAATGGTTGATGTAAAAAATAAACGATGTGAACACGAAGGATGTGATAAACAACCTGTTTTCAACTTACTCGGTTCATCTAAAGGGCTGTATTGTGCGATTCATAAAATGGACGGAATGGTTAATGTGAAAGATAGACGATGTGAACACGAAGGATGTGATAAAGTAAATCCTGTTTTTAACACACCTGGTTCATCCATAGGTCTGTATTGTGCTAGTCATAAACTCGACGGGATGGTTAATGTGAAAGATAGACGATGTGAACACGAAGGATGTGAAAAAAGACCACATTTCAACACACCTGGTTCATCCATAGGTCTATATTGCGCGGATCACAAACTGGATGGAATGGTTAATGTGAAAAGTAAACGATGTGAATACGAAGGTTGTGATAAAATAACACCCTCTTTCAACACACCAGGTTCATCCATAGGTCTGTATTGTTCAATTCATAAACTCGACGGGATGGTTGATGTGAAAAGTAAACGATGCGTACACGAAGGATGTGAAACAAGACCAATCTTTGGTTTTCCTGGAATATCGGCATCGAGATGCAAACAACATATTGAGGATGGAATGATCGCCTATCCCAAAACCAAATGCTCTTATGAAAAATGCAAATCCCCAGCCTTATTTGGTGTTGGTAGACCTGAACGATGTGAAGAGCACAAAGAACCGTTTCATCTCAATTTAGTAGAGAGACGGTGTGTTTCATGTGGTCTTCTTTACATACTTAACAAGAAGAGCTTTTGTGGGATCTGTGATCCTGACGAGTTTAACAAGACACGATTAGCAAAACAAAACCAAATAAAGAACATGTTAGATGTCAACGGATACAAATACGAGAGTTGTGACCGTATGATTGAACATGGTATATGTTTCTCTTATCGACCTGATTTTGTGTTTGATTGTGGAACACACTTTGTGGTGTTGGAAGTGGACGAAGGACAACACAGAGGATACGATTCCAAATGTGAAGATATAAGAATGATAAACATATACCAAAGTCTTGGATTGACAACTAAGTTCATACGATACAATCCAGATGCCTATAAGATAGGCAAAAACAAAAAAGAACCGAGTTTTCATCATAAAACGAAAACACTTAAAAAAACCTTAGATTGTGCATTTGGAGAAACACCCGTTGCTCCCATTAGTGTTAAATACATGTTTTACGATGATCGTGAAAATACAGTGTTTGAAAAAGTGTGTATGAAAAATTTTAATTTGTAATTAAATTCTATATCTGAAAATACTTTTTACAAACCAATGAATATTTTCATATTATTTTTTTTTGTCCCTCCTCAAATACTCATTATACAGGGTGAGCACCAGTGTGTGTTTTTATTTAATTATTAAATATTGAGACATATAAAATGCTTTATAAATGTGATCATTGTATTTACTCTTCTAAAAGATTGTCCAATTTAGTTAGACATCAAAATAAACTATTCCCTTGTAATGTGTGGTAAATACACCATGAAAGATTCTTCATTTTGTTATGATCATTATTTAAAAAACTGTAATGAACAAGAAAGTTATTTTTGTACTATATTGAATTATTTTAATTTTTTAATGTATTATTTTTATGAGATAGAAACCAAAAATATGAATTAAACACTTAAAGATTGTAAATTTTATAAATTCGTCCATTTTCGATAAAAGTTGATTTGAATCGTCAATGAGATAATAACACATAAAAAATAAAATGTCTTGTATTATTCATAAATTACAATTTCATACTGCGACTCAACAATGTATAATGTTACAATGGAGTGTAGACCAAGTTTACAAAACACAAGAAGATACATTTACGATATATTTATTGTCTTACGATGAACAGTATGATAAATATACTGAAAAAATGTCATGGAAGCGTACATTAAAGATTAATGACGGAACTATCCTGTACGATTGTTATGAATTCATTCCGACAGGCATATATGTAATTCGTGTTGAGAACAAGACAAATTCTTGTGAAGTAAGAGTGATTGTTCCAGCGCTCGCAATACTATCTACAGGAGGGTCGTGTTTTCTAGTAGATGGAAGATCAGTTGGTTTAAACTCAAACGGTTGGTATGTGATAACAAACCACCATGCACTTCCTACCTTCGAACATGCATTGTCTACAAATGTAACATTCAACGATGTAATTGTTACCAATCTTCGTCCAGACATTTTTTGGAAAACAAGTACAAACAAAGGTGACATAGGATTAGATTATTCATGCATCGCTGTAGATGAAGCTACGAAACAGAGACTGTTGGAAATGAAAATATATCCAAACCCAATTATTAATCAACCGAAAGAATGTGAAAAAAACCTCATGCTGATTCATCGTCCCAGATATGCGAATCAAGTTCTACACACAGTATGTAGGGTTGTAGCTCACAAAAAAGTGAAAACACAATATGACTACCTAGGTCCAGCGTCTGGAGGCGGATCTTCGGGGTCGCCTGTTTTTGGAGTGGATACGAATACGAGAAAGGTTGGTGTATGTGGATTACATAAAGCGCGATTCACTTGTGTAAATTTACCGAATATTATAGCTGATATTTGTAAGGTAAACGCAGATATTGTAACATTTTTCAACATTCAATAGGACCGTTTTTTGAATTAAGGTAAACAATGCGTTAATTAAACTTATCATATAACCCCTGATTTATTAGTGATCTATTGTATTTTCTTTTTAACTTTGAACCGTTTGCTTTATCATATATGTTTTCACAGTCCTCACATGTTGTTAAATATGGATCAATCAAAATTTTCCCGTTGTTGTATACAAACATATGTGAGTCGGATAAAATTACATGTTCATAAGCGAAGAGTTCCGTTTCATCATTGCTAGTATGATCATCGTAAAAGCTTAATTGTTCTTCAAGCATTCTCACCCAACGTTCGTCATTATTATGAGGAAAAATAAGGCCAGGATATAGTTTCAAACCTTTGAAATCACATTTATCAAAGGGTGGAAAAGCCCTAAGATCTCCTTCATTATTAATATATATATCATTCATTGTACAATTACCCGATAGGTCGCTCTTTAATAAAGGTGTAAGATCGTCCGCGTAAACATATGGTACAGATCTATTAGGATTCGTGTGTGTGCTATATAACTTAGATGCGGCTAACCATGTACTATCTCCTGCTACAATGATACCTGCACTAAAACCGGACCATATGATTTCTTTATTTCTTTGTATAGCTTGTGCAAATCCGGTTCTTTTCATTTGTCGGAGTAACCAATGCGTTTCTCCACCATAACAATAGATCATATCATACTGATTCAAATATGTATCCCACTCTTGTGAAATATCTTCTGTTACAATTTTTAAATTGTTAAAGTTTTTTGAGGCGCTATATGCATTAAACGACGCTTCAAATAGTGGTGGATTTGTAAAAGGTCTGATATTATCGGGAACGTTGTCTTGATGATGATACTCCAATTGGGGTTCACTAAGATGTAAATGATCAATATATATTTTAAATTCAGGTAAATTATTTTCCATAATTTGTTTGAAAGCGACAGAATGTTCAATGAAACCATTACAAATAAGATCCGCTTTAATTTGGAGATTTCTTGGTTTCTGACCTATAGTATCAGCGAAAGCGCCGTACATATAACTTAATGGAGCTGAAATAAGGGTGAGTATCCTAATTGTTCTTTCTTGTTTATGTTCAAACATATTAAGAAGTTCTTTTTTAATCGGATTTGAAAAATGTCCAGCATTTGTATCATTAATATAAGAAAATGTATTACTAAAACCTATTATTTTTCTACCCGAATACTGTATAACTTGTTGATCACAGTAAGAATCACAGCCAGTATCTGATGATGCCCCTCCTCGAATTGTTTTTATTTTTGACTTCCACGTCGTTTTCTTTGTTTTCAATTTGTTCAAACTGTGTGAGGTGAGTCCATATGCGAAATGATCAACAATTTGTGTTTCAGACATTTCGAATATACTAGTCCAATTTCCTTCAGCTAGTCGTTCGTTTCGTAAAAATATATTATGATTACTTTGGTCATAATATATATTATTGAAACCAACAAATAATACAGAATCTTTTTCAGAGTCTGTTATTTTTCTTTGAAAAGCATCTTTTAATAGTTCGGTATTCGTAATATTTTTTAATATTGTTTGTTGTGGTTTTGTTTGTTGTGGTTCTTCCAATGGCAATGATTTGATGACTGGTAAAGAATCTCCACCATAAGTTGTCTTTTTAGTGTTAGTTTTTTCAATTTGTCTCGGATAAGCGAATAGAACTCGATCTTTATGATCACTCAATTTTTCGTCGCTATACCGTGCTTGATAAAAAAATAAAGGTTTGAACTCATTATTACTATTCATGATTAATTTAATTGAGTTCAAAGATTTGCAGTTGATTATCACTTTATTGTTTTGATTTTTGTTAAAACTATGAGATGATAATACTTGAAAGGGTATACCTCCCAGCTCTTTTTTCAAGGAAGAATATTTAGAATGATCTTTCATTATTTCTTCGATGCGTGTACTATGTGTCCATTTATTAATAATTTTAATGTAATGGTCACTTTTAAAAGATAAATAGAATCTATCATTTTCGTTAATTAGTTTTCCATATCTCCCCAAATAAATTGCGTCTTTAAATGGTAAGTATTTGGGTGTAGAGTAATATAATGGAGTATCATTATAAAATCCAGTTCTGTTTTTATATTTTTTAAGTATCACTTTTAATATCATTTTTAGATTAATTAAGAAAATATTTTCATACATATATCATATTATACAAAAAATGTTAAGAATTTTCGGACAAATACCTTTTGCTCATAATCGTTATAACATGCGTTATAAACATGTACGAAGTGCTGATGCATTTTGTTTTGATGTGGATAGTACGATATGTAAAAACGAGGGTCTTGATGATCTTGCTAAATGGTGTAATGTCAACGATATATCTGACATTACACGAAGAACGATGAATGGAGAGATTTGTTTTCGTAAATCTTTAAAATCCAGACTGGATATCATAAAACCTAGTAAATTTGATGTATTAAGCTTTAATAAACATAATCCAGCGATTATGAGTAAAAACATTCATAATTTGATTCGTGTATTGCATCATAACAATAAAGATGTATTTTTGGTTTCGGGTGGTTTCAGGTCGATTATCCAACCAATTGCGTTATCCCTTTCCATTCCAATGACAAAGGTTTATGCTAATACATTTATATTTGACGAATTAACCAAAGAATATATCGGATTTGATGAAAACGAGTACACATCGATGTCTGGTGGAAAAGCATTTGTCATAAAGCACATTAAAGAAATGTATGGATATAAAAATATTATCATGATAGGAGATGGTGTCACTGATTTAGAAGCCTCTGCTGATTTTTTTATAGGTTATGGTGGTGTAAATATTATGGAAAATGTAAAAGATAAAGCGGACTGGTTCATAGAGGATTTCGAGGACATAGCAAATATATTCATAAACTGAAATATAAAAAAAGAGATGGGTCATTTTTTTATAGGCAGTGAAAATGATATATTATTTAGACGGTATTAAAAAAATGAAAAATGTCTTTATTTTGAAAAAAAAAACTTAACTAACAAAACATAAAACATAACAAGGTTAAAACTAAACTATATAATAAAATAAAATATGGATTATGCACACAATTTAGGTATTAAAATTGTAGATAATATATTATGTGATGATGTCGATAATTCTTGTAAGAAAATTAACTGCTATGTATCGTTTACGATGTATAGTATTGTTTCAATCGATGCTATAAATCGAAGTGCAAAAATGAAAATAGTGGTTGACCATAAATACAAAGTAAAAGATTATTTGAAAGTATTTTCATATACAAAAAATTTAGAGTCTATTAAAATTCCATGGATAGTTGTTAACATGGTGGATTCTGAAATAAAGTGTTCGAATAGTATGATAAAGAGTACTATTTTAGAGAATCCTAATATAAAAAATACAATAGGTGCTTCAGTATATGGTGGATACAACTCTATAGACACGTCATTGACAATTCAAAAAGTTGACGATAGTATGATAAAATGTGAGTCGTATACGATGATTATAGATGTATCCTATTATACAGAAGAACGACATGCACCGTTTGATACGATCCATTTATTTTTTAAGTTGGCCACAACTGGACAACCTGGGACTGAATATATTAATTATATTTTTGACAAAGAAGACTCTAATTTCCAAGGATATAATGTTATCGGTGGTGGATATTATCCAATTCTTGATGAACCGATTATTAACAATGTGTTTATTTTATATGATCAACTAAAAATACGCTATTCCCGGTTGTATCTTATTTTAAGTTATAAGCATAATTGGATTCCTGATGTTGTAAAATATTATATTATACCGAATACACTTATGTTATTACTCGTCATTGTTGAAATTCATTCAAATACAGAACTAATAAGCATTGCGTCTACATTGTTATTGGCAGATATTGCGTTATTATTTACTATTCCAACACGATCGTACATATCTTTTATGGAGTACTCGTTAATAATACATATATTATTTAAACTATTGTCTACTTATATATTACTTGAATTTAATACTAAAATAATTCGTCTTTTTTTGGGATGTTCATCTATATTAACGGGATGTATAACTTTTACATATCAATATAGTAAAGCTTTCTTAAAAAACAAAAGAATATTAAAAGGAATACATAATAATGAATACAACGAACTTAAAACAAAATAAAGATATTGTGAAAAGTATGTCTACATATTTTAAATGTTATAAACATGACACCAATAAATGGATAGAATATCCATGTGATGATATTAGTAATGAAAGTAATACAACAACAATTTATTTTAAAATTGGACTTTTTTTGATTTTAATTGTGTTTTTTTTATTGATTCGCCCAATTTTTCTATATTTTATGTACAAATGTTTAAATATAAATACGAATACGAATGATACATATTCACGTAGTCATGAACATAAGGAGATCCAATGTTCTATTGATTCAAATTTGCAGAAAATTGTAATAAACCCAGACGATTCTTATAATTTGTTAGAAGATACGTGTATGAAAATATAGGATATTAAAATTGATATGAAACCGTCTGTGTAATTATTTGAAAAAAAAACATCAACGCACAATATTACAATACGAGTTGCGAGAATCGTTACAGGTGAACATATAGTCTATTTTAGAGAAATAATCTGAATCAATTGATAAAGATCCAGAGGCAGATGTTCCTTCACGAATAAATGAATTCATAATATCAAACAAGGGTTGTAATTCCAATGCGTATTGATTTTCAATACCGACATTCTTCAATTGGAATCGTATGTTCATACATTCTTCAAGGCGTTTTTCTAATACTTTCATAATTATAAACAAATTTACAATTTTATGATTTAAATCATTTATGAGTTAATTATTTTGTACTAGTTATAAAATTGATAAATGTTATCATTACCACACGATATTCAATCATTAATTTGGAAAAAATACTATAATAACAGTGTTCTATCTGAGATGATTCAATGTTCTATTTCAGTTTTTTTGATAAACACTTCAAAAATAAGAAGAGAAAATGATATGATTATGATGAGATACAATACAGAATGGTAAAAAGATTAGCCAGTCAGTGTTGTTCATATAATTATTAACAATCGAAAATACAATTAGACCCCAAAACTGTTATGATCAATAAAATAAAAATAGGGTAAAAATGGTTTCATCTTAAAAACTAAAATAAAGTTTTTTCTACATACATATATATATTTGTAATATAAATATATGGGACTTTTATTGTTTGATCAATATACATATCTTCATTTTGCGTCCGGTATTATAGCATTTTTCTGGGGGATATCATTATCGAATTGGATGATACTTCATATGCTTTTTGAATTAGCAGAGAATACAAAAGCTGGTTTATATTTTATTAATCATTTTACTTTTTGGCCCGGAGGCAAACCATACAAAGATTCTATTATGAATATAATAGGTGATAATATTGGAACACTATTGGGTTGGTTATCTGCTCGAGCTGTAGAAAAGATTGCGAATAAATATAACTTATATTAGAAACATAAAAACTAAATTGTTTCTTTTTTCTACATAGATTTTGCAAATGAATTCATCATTCAATTCTTTGCGTACAATAAACACTTTTTTTATTTTTTTGTTATAAACCCACATCGTGGTTTTCCAACACACAATTCGAAACTAATATCATTTAATGGGATATTAATATTATCATTTATCTTTATATCAAGATGTAGGTTTTTATCTTCTTCAAATAATACATCATGTACTACTTTATTTGGTGAATTATATGCGTAGTACACCACCACGCAATCGAAGCACTCTAAATTATCTTGTAAGTTTCCCTACAAGTCAGACTGTATCTTATACCGATCATTGTGATTGACTTAAATCACTCTCAGTCCACCGCCGTTCAGTCGTTGAAGCCCTACCATATTCTTGTCATTAGCGAACTTAGATAGTAAACTGCGGATTGCCCATTGTAACATATTCGTCCTTATTACGAGGGAAGTGGAATTACCACTGATCCCTTTACCAGTTTCCCGGCAAAGGTCGTAGACGAACCTTTAGGGGTTTCCCGCTTCAAGCGGTGTTGCAGATAGATCCAAATATTATTTTATAGGTCTATCCACTTGCCTGTCCATTGCCTGACAGACACTCACACCCAGTGCTTGTTTAGGTGTAGCGTGCTTTCCTTTTGTATATTGTAGTCAGCCAAAACACGACCATCTTCCAGTTGTTTTCCTGCAAAGATGAGACGTTGTTGATCGGGCGGAATACCTTCTTTGTCTTGAATTTTAGATTTTACATTATCAATCGTATCGGTAGATTCAACCTCAAGTGTAATTGTTTTACCTGTAAGAGTCTTGACAAAAATTTGCATTTTAATAAAAGCACATATAATATTTGAACATTTGTTTGTTAATATAAATATGAAAAGTAAATCTAATAAAAAACCAACAAAAAAAACACAAAAACCAACAAAAAAAACACAAAAACCACCAAAAAAACCAAAAACTAATAATACACATTTTGGAGGAGCTATTATTCCACAGGCTATTGCATTACCATTTCATATTGCTTCTTTAGTTAACTCTGGTCTTTTTAAAATGATCAGCAAGATACCGTCGCCAATCTAAAACATATTATTCCTTTCTGAAGGGTAATAATAGTAATTAAAAAATAAATAATTTATTATAAGATATTGAAAATATATATAAAATGGGTACTACGGAAATACCATGGGTGATTACCATAAAAGAAAACTGTAACATCGCTGAATTATCAAATAAACAAAAACTATATTATACATTGAATGTTATAAATGTTTCAAAAAAATCATCAATTGAATCTGAACAAAATAAAAGGATATGTGTGATCCCATTATTTAAATCAAATAAATCTGCAAAGTTTTACAATATTAACAAATGGAACTCAATGAATTCTATTTGTTATATTTACGATGCATTTGAAGAGTCCCGTCCTCATTGTTTATATTTAAAAAAAAAAATACCCTCATCATTGTATTCTAAAACAATCGACGATGATATAGTTGAATACATAGAATTTGATAATAATGTTGATATATCATCATTTGTTTTAATGAACAATTTGTATTTCTATTATATATCGGATATAACTGAACTGAATAACGTTTTATCATTAAATGGATTTTTACTAAATCCTTTAGCAGATGTTGAGCAATATTATGATAAAAAAATGGTAAATAATTTCATCTTAGAATACTTCGAACATATGTTAAAGTTATAAGTTTAACATATTAACGGTTTTGTATATTTGGTCGTAATATGAATACATAAATGTCATGGTATACATTTAATTTAGCATTACAATGGTCTGTTATTTTAAAAAGAATAACATGTTTATGTATTTTTTGAAAAAGTTTTAACATTTTGACAACAATATTGTGCTTTATAATAATTAGGTTTTCTTTAATCTGGTTTTTTAATGTTTTCTATAAAAAAGTAAATTAAATTTTTTGATGTTTTTGTTTTAATAGAAGTTTGTGTTTTTGTTTAAAAGTTATAATAACATCATCCAATATTTTAGGCCAATCGTACTTCCCTTTAATTTGAAACCTATTTAAAATATTTTCAGAAGTATTCCATAGCATACGGTTATATTTAGTGTAAACTTTAACATATATTGTATAAAACATAAACCATTCATAACTGTTTATTGACGATTGCATAAACCATTTGAATGCATCTAAAGGATGTATCTCATGTAAAAACATACTATGTCCTAGTATATATACAATTTCCCTTTCAGTTAATATACCACTATCTATTCCTTTACTAATCGTTATATGGACATGATACATACCTGTTGTACAGTTATTCCATTTATACGATGTCGACTTTTGAAATCCTAGAGGATTGCAACATTTTAAAACATACAAATAATGATAAATATATATGTACCTTTTATATTCTCTGTATATGAGATAATATGTTAAATTGTAATGAACGCTTTGAACATCATGTTTGTTCATTTCTAATATTACATCATTTGGATTTAAAAGACCAATATTTAAACTACAAGATAATACATCTTGATAAAGCTCGAAAAATACTTTATCCTGTTTCAATAAATCATTCAAAAATATTCGAGTTTGATTATGATCAATTGGTAACTCAAAACCTAAACAATCTCCGCAATTTTTGGAAAAGAAATTGTTTACATATGCAATAGCTTCTTTAACAAAACTGTTGTAAAAATATGGCCTTTTTTCTAACAAACTCTGTATCGTTACTTCAGTATTTATATAGTTTGAAGCGTGTTCATAATGTTTTAAGTCAACTTCCATGTTATAATATACTTTTGATATTTTGATGAATTGTTCAAAAGAAGGTATCGTTTTTTTAGTATTTTTTTGATTCTTGAAAAAAATATGTATTTTTTGTAATTGTGAATTTGTTAACAAAAAACTGGGACTTGTAATAAAGATAATATCTCGGGTAATATTTTTACGACTAATAAATTCAATATTTTCAAACATAAACAATTTATCATTTGGTTTTAGAAAATTGATGAGATCGTCACTAAACGATAAATATATACACTCTAAAAAAATGTTTTTAATATTGTTAAAATATGATTGCATTGATGCTCTATGTAAAATTAATTTCTTTTTGTTATATTCATATTTACAAAAGAAGTCGGTATATTCCCATATAAAACATTTATCAATCTCATAAATTAAACAAATCTTTACAATAAAGCTTTTTCTAAAGAGAGTATTTGGAACAATACATAATATGTTATTAGACATTTCTATTTTGATTGTTAATCAAAAACAAAAAAAACAATTTACGATTTTAAGTATTTTAACCTTTTTTACGCTTGTTGTTTTAAAATTGTAAAATAGGTTTCGATAATGTTATCTCTGATAAAACAAAATGGAATTTATAAAGGATCAACGAGTGAAGTGCACTTACGGAGAGTATATCGAAAAAACTGGCACAGTAACACGAAATAATACGCTTAAACTTAAAAAAACAAAGGCTTCTATAATTCAGTTTGACGGAGAAACAAAAAACATTTTGATGTACAATACGCAATTAGCTCTCATTTAGATTTTATCAAATCTTTTTCATTTTTTTCAATATTATATATTTTTAACCCTTTAGTATACTTCAAAAAAATATAATAATATCATAAATTAAAATGATGTACAAACAGGAAATAAGTATATTTGTTGTCATGGTATGTTTGTTATTCGTTATAATTAAACTTCATAAAACACATTTTGAACAATTTCGCTTGTTGAATTGTGATATAAGCAAAACGATCCATAATGATTCAGACGAAGACTATCTATGTTGTACAGCTAGAAATATGTTAATGGAAATAGATGATACACATGCGTCATATAGCTATTACTATAATATTAACGAACAATGTCAAGTTTTATCATCCATAAATATACAAGATCCTTTATCTGATTCTTATAATCCAAATTTTCACTACGATGCACTTGATTCTATATACAACACACTGGTGACCCAGTCAAATGACTTGAGTGAAACATTAAGAGGACTTCAAAGCGACTTAGACCTTTTAGAGTCAACATATGAATCAGAGTCGAATTCGTATGTATCTCTATCAAACCTATACAGTGCATCTAATACACATTATGGTACACTAAGTAATATAAAATCGCATCTTGACGATATGAAAGACATGCATGCTTACAAAGCAGCACTTTCGAACTTAGATGACGTTATCAACAACGATACTTTGGATACAATGGGTATAAGAACAGGTCTTAAGTATAAAGAAATAGACATAAAAACTGAAATTGAAAACTCACTTCAAAAAGCGATCAATTATATTCCTAAACTATCTGAGTTATATATTTACAATGTAAAACTCTTTGAATCGATTAAAAAAACAGAAGATTTGATTACCGGACAATCAGCCGGACAACCAGGAGGAACCGATTCTCAAAAGACACATTTATCAAATTCGAAAACTTTATACAGTAATTCCATCCTATTTATGAATAAATCGGAAACTACGCTTTACAGAATAAGTGAAAGAATCAAGCAGTTGAGTAGTGATATTTATCAAACGAACTTTACCCCTAAAAACATTGTTGTCAATATCAATACCAATAATATCAATATAACATATGACAATGAAAATAAATACAGACTACCGGTCAATATTATTCATGATGATAGCATATATATACATGATAAACTGTTTAATCAATGTACAAGTGTACAGTTAACCTGTGGTAATTTCGATACAGCTACTACGGAAGTAGAAACAGACATAACTGAATCATATAAAAAACAGAATACAATGAGTGACGCCGGATATCAACTGTCGTCGTCGTTATTTGTTTTTTTCATGAAGAAATTTACAAGAGAATCAATAATATCAAACAACTATAATATAACTAAGGACGTAGTTAATGAAAATATAATTCATGCCTTCCTTCTTAAAACATTCCCACCCCTCGAATAGTAATAAAAAAAAATGTTAATGAATAAATAAAATGATAGAGTATCAAATTATTTTTCCATTGGTTATTGTGAGTATAATTGGTTTGGTGATAGTGATAACTGCTATAACTAATATATCCTATTATTTTATAGAAAAAAAGAAAACTATTAACAATTAAATTATATTAACATTTACAGAAAAAGATAAAAATAAAACTATTAACAAATATTTCAAGGCGGAAGTATATTGGTCATCGTGAAAAGATGTTTCATTTTTTTACTCTTATTGATTTAAATTTTTTTTGTTTAAGTGTTGATTGTTAAACATATCATAATGAAAAATGGGTATTCTTCCTAAGGAAGACGGTGGAGGATATTTACATTTCACTAAACAATCACACGATTTATGATCATTGATAGATACCATTTTGTACCATTTTCGATAGCATTCGATAGGTCGAAAAATACTTTTAAAAAAATACGACATTTATTTTAAATATAATGACATATAGTATGTTTAAATAACGTGTTTAAAATTGTATTGTTTTAATTTTTTTGCATGTTTTTTATTTTTGATTTACTTACTTCTTTAAAAGCACTGACTGATTACAGTCTCTTCAACAGTACGACTGAAAAATTCTTGTTTGTTTTTTATGAAAATAACTTTACCATTACTATGACGTTTGAACATGCAGCGACCATAGCCATTTTAAGTTATTATAAAAAATATAAAAAATTTGATAGTATTTTCTTAAATTTATTTCAAGGTTCGAAATGATAAATGAAACAATATTTGTTACAAATACATATGAAAAAATTGCAAAGGAATTTAGTGATACAAGATACAATGTATGGAATTTTGTTAAAAAATTTATGAAAGATAAACAAAAATTATATGGTATTGACATTGGATGTGGTAATGGTAAAAATATGATACATTTGAATATGATTGGTATTGATAATTGTAAGGGTTTTGTAAATATATGTAACACTAGACATAAAGATGTTATATTAGGCGATATATGTGCTTTGCCATTCAAAAGTGAAACATTTGATTATACTATATCAATTGCAACATTACATCATTTGTCAAGTGAAGAAAGACGGATAAAATGTGTATATGAGATGATTCGGGTCATAAAGAAAAATGGTGAAGGAGTAATATCTGTATGGTCACATGAATTTCAAACAAAACATAAATTTGAATTAGGGGATAATTTTGTTCCCTGGAAGTCAATAAATGTTGAAATAAAACCAGAATTAAGATATTATTACATAATGAATTTCGATATGTTCACAAACCTGATGGAAAAATTTAAAAATAAGATAAAGGTTATTTCAATTGAAAATGAAAAAGGCAATTGGATATTGCATTATAAAAAAATATAAATAGAATACCTTTATATTTATTGGACTTATTATTATGTATAGGATACCATATATATAATGTGATATCTGTTATTTGAAAAGTTCACAAGTTAATTAAGTGAACTTCTTTGTAAAAAAGAAGTCTCTCCCAGTAGGAATCGAACCTACGACCTAACGGTTAACAGCCGTTCGCTCTAACCATCTGAGCTATAGGAGATCACTTGTCAATCGATAATTATACAAGTGATCTCCCAATTAAAAAATAGGGGTTATGAAACAAAATATTGTCAGACAACTAGTGTTCTATAAAGAATATATATACTTGTTTTTAAATATATTTTTTATGTATAAAAAAACTAATTCTAATTTGTAAAATTTTAAATAGCGATAGTATGTTCATTTACTATACTGGAAGTGCAACCAAACTTCTTTGATACAAAATATTGTCGACAACACTATTATACAAAGCGGTGAAGTATCCGTGCGAATATGACCCTCTAATGGATGTATCACGAAGATGCGTTATATTTTGAATAGAATTTATTTCATTTTGCCTATTTTGTGTTGGTATGGGTAGATATAGTGTGTTTTGACGACGACGAGGCTGTTCAGATAGGATGAAATTACGTCTGTTATTGTTTCGGTTTTGTTCTGTTTGTTTCTTTCCTGTAGTAAGAGATGCACGACAGTAAGGACAATCATCAGAACGTTTCTGCCATTTGTCAATGCACTCTGTGTGGTAATAATGTTTACAAAGGGTTAGCGTGAAGAGGCTGTTGTTATTGACAATATCCATGCATATACAACAGTGTGTGTCATCCGGTACATCAGGAAAAACAATACAAGTTTCAGTAGCAGCATAAGATAGATCATAATCAGGATAAGGTTCATCATTGCTACTTTCATTCACAATGAAATTTCGATGCTTACCACAGAAATCACTCCCATTACATGCTTTATATGTACATTGTTTGGGAATTTGTCCCCGCCTCAAAGAGTACTTAAGAGTTGCCTTGCAAGTTGTAAAAGCCATATATGTCTCTTTGTTGATGGATGATAGTGCTTTTTGGAATATTTATTGATGATTTTATACATTATATAAATCAATTTTTATTGAAATTAAAACTTTTTTTTTTTACTTTGAAAGTGTTTTCTGAGTAACATTACTCATTACATATGATGTGAAAAGATACTTGTTTATTTCAATCCATTCATTCATAGTAGCTTTGTTCATTATTAGTGCAATCGTAGATAGAAATGATAAACTAGTTGCATAACCGAATTTTCGTGATATTTGAAATGACTCGTTGTTACTCTTCATTTTCTTCTAATTTAAATTCCTCATTTTGTATTTAAATCTATCTTTTCCTGTATTTTTTTTTTAGACAATAGCAATTATGCTACAATACGATTAAAATTAATCCATAAATATATGACCCACAACAACTAAGATAATTAACAATAAATTGTAAAAAAAACGATTGTATAAATTAACAATAAAATAACAAATATTAACATAAAACTTTTGGTTATAACATGCACGTTTTAATACAAGTTTTTTTTTTAATATAAAAAAGTTTTTTCAAAATACAAAAAAATATACATATTTTTTTTTTTAACTTTTTATTTAAAAAAAAATATAAATGTTCACGAAGGTCTTATAATCGATTTTTTGGTACAAAAATATTTTTGAGTAAATATAATATAATAAAATATGATTTTGTTACAAGTTCATGGTATGAATACCTAGTTTGTTCACACAATCAAAATAATACTTTTCATTATTTGTAAACATACATAAAGTGGTTTAAATTGGTCTAATAAATTAAAGTATTTTGGGTGATAAAAAATTGGAAACAAATGACAATTATAATTTGTTGATAAAAAGTAAATGAAATATATATTGATAAAAGCTGAAAACATACATATTATAAACTTTGATGATGTTTTAGAGGAAAGCTTATCATCCACACGATGGAATAGAGATAGAACAATGGTAGTACTAAAATGTAAAAACAACAAAGCTCCGTTGTGGTATGTGAATAGTCCTATATATTCTCATGAATATATAATAAAACTAATGCAAACTGATGAGTGGAGCATTTGAAAATTATATAAAAGACAATGAATATATTTGTAAAATAGTCAATTACTAACATGGAATGTATTGTTGCAGTTGGTAAGAATTTAGGTATAGGAGTAAATCTTGATATACCGTGGACAATACCAGAAGATCTATATTTTTTTAAACAAACAACTGTGAATCACTTGGTTGTAATGGGTTGGTCTACGTTCATTTCAATGAAAATGAAACCATTATCAAATAGAATGAATGTTGTTTTGACAACAAATCAACCACCATTACATAAACATGACAATTTATTTATAGGTAATATGGATGAATGTATGCGATTTTTGGAACACCATAAAATTAGGGATAAAACAAAGAAAATATTTATTATTGGTGGTGAAAAGATTTACAAGTTATTCTTACCATATGTTAAAAAATTACACCTAACAGAAATACAACATGAAGAGAAACACGTGTTTACAGCATACTTTCCAAAAATACCTGAGAGATTTCAGTTGATTCATAATAGCGATTTAATGGTATGTAAAAAATATCCTAAACAAAAATATAGATTTTTAACTTATATGGATGATGATACAGGCAGTACAAATTCATTTGATAATGAATATCTACGATTGTGTAACAAAGTGCTCGAACATGGTGAGGAACGAAATGATAGAACAGGAACAGGGACCTTTTCTATTTTTGGTGATCAAATGAGGTTTGATATAAGAAAGTATATACCTGTGTTAACAACAAAACGAATTCCATGGAAGAGTTGCATTGAAGAGCTTTTATGGTTTTTGCGTGGCGATACAGACTCTAATATCCTTAGTAAGAAAGGAGTTAACATTTGGAAACCCAACTCTTCTCGAAAGTTTTTGGATAGTGTGAATCTATTTCATCTGGAAGAAGGAGACTGTGGTGCGAATTACTCTTTTCAGTGGCGACATTTTGGTCATAAATACACAAACAAAAATGACGATTACGAAAAAAAAGGCATAGATCAAATCGAATATATTGAAAATCTTTTAAAAACAGATAAAACAAGTCGCCGTATTTTCTTATCTGCATGGAATCCATGTGATATAAAAAGTACAGTTTTACCACCCTGTCATGTAAGTGCACAGTTTTATGTAAATAACAATAATGAACTAAGTTGCCATTTGTATCAACGATCATGTGACATGTTTCTGGGAGTTCCTTGGAATATTTTATCCTATTCAGTTTTGACCTATATACTTGCTATCCGAAATGGGTACACACCTGGATGGTTATATCATAGCACAGGAGATACACATATCTATAAAGATCATATAGAGCAAATTAAAAAACAATTATCTAATGAAGTTTTAAGCACATCCAAGCTCGTTATTAATGAAGATGTAAAAGAAAAGAAATGGAATGAGATCACTATTGATGACTTTGATCTAGTTGGATATTTTCCACATAACAAAATTCAAGCTAATATGAGTGCTTAAGGAAAATAATCAACATTTTTTTAACTATATAATTTTTAGTGTTTATTATAAAGACAATAACTTTACATTAAACAATATGTTAAATTTACAAAAATACCAAAATAAACTCTCTTTAGATGGGTTGACAACGGAAACTGCAGATAATTTGATTTATTTTAAGAGAGACTCTGTTTTTGTAAGACAACCTTTTGAACATATTCAAACATATACAGGAGATTCTAATGTTGTTATGGGTGTTAATGCAGCGAAACTTTTAAAAAAAGGAAACGCAAACTTATGTATGGGTTATGGTGCAGGATATAACAACAATAATACATCTTTAACAAATCTAAAATATTCGTCAAAAAATGTGTTTTTAGGGACAAGAGCAGGGTATAATAATGTAGACGGTTATTTGAATACTTTTATTGGATATGAAAATTCAATGAATACTGTTAATAGTCGTTTATTAAAAACAACTAGTGATTTCAACTTAAGACACAATATCGGAATAGGTGCAAATGGAAATGTAAACGGTGGGTACACTATTGGTATAGGTGACGATTCAGTTAATGATGGAAATTATTCATGTGTTATCGGACATAATAGTTCTAATTTTTCAACCAACACATTGTTAATAGGTAATAAAATACAAAACACAGGAAACAATTCATTTATTTTACGAGCGAATGGTTCATCTAACTTAGACAGTATGTCAAGTATAAATAATAGCATCGATAATTACTTCAACCTGAATGATGTTTTTGTTGGAACTATGGGGGATATTATTAATGTAGAACATGCAATTAAATTTAACAAATCAGTCATCTTCGATAATGAATTAGTCAGCAAAAGAATCAAAGCTACAGAGTTATTGGAAGCACCCTCTAATTCTATATTAAATGTTGTTAATATTGGTAGTAATCTAACTACTTTAGGAGATGTTCATTTATCTGGAAATAGTGACAATATGTTAATTGTATCCACTGAATCTCGATTCAGTGGTGAAACTTTCCTATATAACAACTTTGATATTCAAGATATATTTAAAGTAACACAGAAAGCGACTTTTCTTTCACCAAAAAAGGTAAGTTTTTTTAATGATAAAGTGGTGATAAATAATGATGATACAACCATCCATACAAGATCATATTTTCATGATGATGTCATGTTTGATTCAAATGTAACTTTTAAATCCTCTGTGGTTTTCGATTCTAATATAAACGCAAACGATGATATATTTTCGAACAAAAAACTAGTATCCAGTAATCATACAGAAATACACGGAAATCTTAAAATCAACGGAATCGACTTTTACGATCTTCTTTCTGGATCCAGTGATTTTCAACCTAAAATTCAAGATAGTATTCCTTGGTTGAATGATTATCAAAATCAAGTAGACTTGGGTGGTTTTAAGAACGAATTATTCGCTCCTTGGATCAAATTCAACCAAAGCGAAATAGAGCTTTCGCAATTTAAAAACGATCTTGCTCCTTGGTTAGAAACGATTCCATCTGATATTAATCTTAGCATTTTCAATAATGATATATTTCCTTTATGGATTAAAACTGAACAAAATGAAATAGACATCGGTAATTTTAAAAATGATACATACACTTGGTTACAACCAGAACAAGAAGATATTTTATTATCTGGTTTTCAGTTTGACGAATCATTAGTGTGGTTAATTGATCCAACAGACAGTAGTCAACTAAATGTTAATGTGCAAAATTTTAACTTTACTAGTAATTTAAAATGGCTCAAAACAATAGACGATTCGTCTCAAAAAACTTACAAATTATCAGGATTTACCAATGATATAGCTCCTTGGTTGAGTCATGAACAAAGCAATGTGTCTATTTTGAATTTCAAAAAACCTATTTGGTTCGTAGATGCACAAAATGAGATCCGTTTAAAAGGTTTTTATAATGATCTCGCTCCTTGGTTAAGAGTGTCACCTTTAGATATCAACATAAGTATTTTTACACATGATACTCTTGATGTTTTAGAGGATAGCGTTTTTCAAAAAAACCTTACTGTTAAAGGCGAATTTGGTTTACAATCTAATTTGTATGTGCATGGAACACTGTTCGTTCAGAAAGATGCCGCATTTATGAGTGATGTAATAATCGATGGCAACTTACAAATAAACTCGAATTTAACTGTAGGCTCTAATATCGATATCGAAGGTAACTTAACAGTTAATCAAAAAGGTTTCTTCTATGAGGATGTCTTTCTCCACGGAGATGTTCAATTGGGTTCAGAATTAATGGTACAATCTAATGTTTTTATAAAAGGAAGTCTTAATGTTAATGATAAAGTAATTTTTGATAATGATACAGATGTTACATCTAATGTAAACATTGGTGGTACCTTAAGTATAAATGACGTTGTTACTTTAAACAGCAATCTTTTTGTTCACGATAATAGTATTTTTTTTGATACACTTACGGTTTATGGTGAAACACTTTTGAATTCGAACACTAATATAAACGCTGAACTGACCGTTCAAGATTTTAGCACCTTCCATAATGATGTTCTTATCCATGGTGATGTTCAAATCAACTCATCGCTTAATATAACATCCAATGTGAACATAAAAGGTGTGCTTTTTGTAGACGAAAATGTATCCATTAATGACAATGTAACTATCGAGTCTAATCTACATGTTAAAGGTACAATAACAGTTGACGACGAAGTTACTCTGAATAGCAATATGTCGATATTTGGTGATTTGAATATGAACGGTCATTTAGTTGTCTATGATGAAGTTGTTTTACATAGTAATGTAAAAATAGAATCAGATCTGTTGGTAGATCACACATTAAATGTTAATCACGAGACTTACCTTTATGATAATGTGTTTCTAGCCTCAAATTTAGATGTTAAAGGAGCAATAACAGTAAAAAAAGATGTGATGTTATATGATAATTTATATGTGTCATCTAATGTTGTTATTGATGGTGATCTGAGCATCGAGCAAACACTTTTTGTTCATGATAATGTGTATATAGATTCGAATTTAAGTGTTAGTGGAATGCTTGTCGTAAATGATGCGTCAGTATTCAACAATGATGTTGTTATGAATGATGATCTTATTGTATTAGGTGTGCTTAAAGTTAAATATAATCAGTTCTATGATGATTTGATTGTAGAAGGTCGTGTACATATGTATTCAAATTTAAATGTAAATTCAAATGTTTTTATTGATGGCGAACTGAGTGTAAATGATGATGTATATTTTAAAAATAATCTACATATTGGAACATCGCTTACTGTTGATGATATAACTAATATGAGAAATGATGTTATTATAGATGGAAATGTTATCATACAATCATCTTTGACTATCAATTCCAACATGAATGTGAATGGTGGGATGGTAATACAAGAAAACAGCACTTTTCATAAAGATGTAACAGTGGACGGTACCTTGATATTGAACTCTAATGTATCCGTATTGAACGATTTGAATGTAGATGGTGGGATGGTAATACAAGAAAACAGCAGCTTTCTGAAGGACTTAACAGTAGACGGTACCTTAAAATTGAACTCTAATTTGATAGTACAAGAAAACAGCACTTTTCATAAAGATGTAACAGTAGACGGTACCTTGATATTGAACTCTAATGTATCCGTATTACACGATTTGAATGTAGATGGAGGGATGGTAATACAAGAAAACAGTAGATTTCATAAAGATGTAAAAGTAGACGGTACCTTGATATTAAGCTCAAATTTGATAGTACAAGAAAACAGTACTTTTCATAAAGATGTAACAGTAGACGGTACCTTGATATTGAACTCTAATGTATCCGTATTGAACGATTTGAATGTAGATGGAGGGATTGTAATACAAGAAAACAGTAGATTTCATAAAGATGTAACAGTAGACGGTACCTTGATATTGAACTCTAATGTATCCGTATTGAACGATTTGAATGTAGATGGAGGGATGGTAATACAAGAAAACAGCAGCTTTCTGAAGGACTTAACAGTAGA